GCGCGTTGGCGGCAATTAAATTTTTTAGAAATTACACTCACTGAACGTTCCTATGAAACACAATCTTTCCAGCCATTTTTTATTGCACATAGCGGCTTGTTGTATGCCGTTTTGCCTATGTGCGGCTGGAGCGAATGTTGGGAGAATTGCATATATGTTTGATATATGCAGTGCGCTTCGGAAAGTGGGTGACATTGGGGAGGAGGCAATATGGCATACAACGTTAGGTGTATGACCAGTGCCCGACTTAACAGATGAGCGAACCTATGAAAAACTACAGTATCCACATTTTTAAATACCCGTGAGGGCTGGCTTTATGGAATATGAAGAATTAGCTGAACAACTACATGGCAGAATTAGAGCAACTAAAACGGAATACGTTATATGTGCTGCCAATTGGTATAAAGTGCCGACTTCAAAAAGCGAACACTTACCCAAAAATATTGACTACGGGATTGTTGTTTGTGGGAGAAGGCATCACAATATTTTTGCCACAGTTGTTAAAATTAGTGAAGACTTTATGCACGACACTAAGGGAGTTTGTGAACAAGGATTTCTCACCTCAAAAGATAGGTGGGTTGACAGAAAGGAAGGTGGTGAAATCGCTTTCAAAGCCGGACAAACAACCGAACTGAAAACGTGCTTGTTCTCTGAGGATTTGTATTGATGCGGGTCGGCAGGGTATTTAAAAATGTTACACGAACTGAGCTATGAAATACAATTTAAGGGCATTGGTTATACACAATGTTGTGTTTAGTGCCGCCACCAAGCCCTTAAAAATATTAACCAATGTCGAAGGCGGCATTGAACACAACGCTCTGCCGCTATGTGACAGTAAAAAATGGCTACGATGAACGACACTATGAAACACAGTAATTTCTAAAAAATTTAATTGCCGAAGGGCGGATGTATTAAACTCTAAACTTTAATAATTATGGGAAACTGGGCAGAAGAAGCATTTGCGCCAATTAAAGCCGCAAACAGAGATATTGTCTACGAAAACACTTGGGGGCATTTAGCTCCTAAGAAGAACACAAATTACAAAGGAGCGATTTGGTTCGCTACTTCTTCCTTTGGCGATGGTGTAACACTAATCAATTTTGAATTTAAAAACCTTGATTCATCTCCTTGGTTTTATGATGCCATAATAGAACACATAAATGAATTAAAGACCGAGGAGAATACGGTTTACCGAGTTGATACTATTTTTAAGAACTATAAATTCAAAAGTTCTATCATTCAACTTCTTTCGTGCGGTGGCGGCAATTAAATTTTTTAGAAATTACACTCACTGAACGTTCCTATGAAACACAATCTTTCCAGCCATTTTTTATTGCACATAGCGGCTTGTTGTATGCTGGCCGCCACCATTGTTAAAAGGATTAGAGAGACTTCGGGCGGCTTGCATACAACGGTTGGGGCTTTGCGTCAGTTTTTAAAATACCAAATTAAAAAAATGAAAAAAGACATTTTAAAAATTGCGTCAAAGCCCGTGTTATGTGTCAGTATTTTTTATCAATTTTTTGTGCGTGGGCTTCTTTCTCTGTGTTCTCAAAATCATTTAATCATTAACTAATAATAAATAAAAACAAAATGCCAAATCACATTCAAAACCGCCTTCAAGTTATCGGAGATAATCAAGAAGTGCAAAAAGTATTAAGCCACATCAAAGGAAATTATGATGATGGAAAGGAAATGCAAATTGACTTTAATAAGATAAAGCCAATGCCAAAAGAACTAAACATTGAAACTCATTCAGGAGTAGAAATGTGGGCTGAAATATGCACAGGGCAAATTGATTTTGCTTCATTGTTTCAGCCAATGGAAACATCCGCTTCTGAAATGTTTAAGAATGGCAAATACGGAACATTGGCAAGTCGAATGGGTGCAGGAACAGCAATGGAACACCTAACAGGCAAACGACAAGGCAATGTAAAGGATTTATCAGAAGCGGATTTTAATACATTCATTCAATGCTTAAAAAATGTGCGTGAACACGGTTTTATATCGTGGTTTGAATGGAGTAAAAAGAACTGGGGAACAAAGTGGAATGCTTACGACCAAAACGATAAGCGGAATACAGAAGATACAATTTACTTTCAAACCGCTTGGAGTAGCCCATTGGAATTGATGCAGGAACTTTCAAAAATGTTCCCATTGGTAAAACTTGTTTTTGCTTATGCTGATGAAGATAGCGGAAGCAATGCAGGAAAAATCATTTTTGAAAATGGAGATGCAACGGAAGTAAAACAACCCGAAGGACAAAGCAAAGATGCTTATGATATTTATTTTGAATTGCACCCTGACAGAATTAACGATTACAAACTTGTTGGCGACAAATATGAATATGTGGAAGAAGAATAATCATTTAATAATTTCTTCTCTGTGTTCTCTTTTTTGGGGAGGAAAAAAAATTGATAAAAAATATTGCACATAACGTTTGCCGCTATGTGACAGTAAAAAATGGCTACGATGAACGACACTATGAAACACAGTAATTTCTAAAAATTTAATTGCCGAAGGGCGGGGGTTTATGAAACTAAAACAATTTAGAGGTATAGAATTTGAACTTGCCTCATGTACACTAAATCAATTTGATGGATACGGGATAACCATTTTTAGAATTGGTTGGAGTTGGGCAAATGGGATTACTTGGTCAGATGGAGCAACTCTTTTTTACATCAATTGGCAAAAACATTTTGAATACAGAGGAGAAGAATGGACACTAACCGCATCTTTCTTTTTTAAGAGATTCAAACTTTACACATGGGTAATTGTTCCAAGACAAAAGTATTGTGATTTACATGAAGAATACTATACTGAAACATGCCCTTATTGTGAAACTGAGAGCGGTGGCGGCAATTAAATTTTTTAGAAATTACACTCACAGAACTGACCTATGAAACACAATCTTTCCAGCCATTTTTTATTGCACATAGCGGCTTGTTATAAATTGCCGCTTACCAATAAAAAAATAATAGAAAATCAAGCGGTTGTTTATAACGTTTGGCAGATATGACCAGTGCCAGCCCCTTGAGAATCTCCATGAGCCAAAGTGCATTGCAGGCTTGGGAACGTGTGAAGGGATTGCGCGGCCTGCTTTGCTCTTTGAGCGGATTGACAAAACCCCATAATTTAGGTCAGAAACAAACAGTAAAAATAAATCTTGAAAGATTGTAACAAGTAATCAAAAAGAACGTATATTTGACTACCAAATCAAAATAGCCATGATAACAATAGAGCAAATTACAGAAGGCGCAAAATTCAAAACTCAGTCCGGTATTACCTGGATTATTGATTCAATTGCACAACCATACGGAAGGATTCGCGAACGCCTGGTTCGCACAAGTATGGAACATGGAGCCAAAGGGAACTATCGGGATACGATTGATGAAGTTGTTTCATTTCTTAATGACGAAAAATCTATCGCACTTTGAAAGTTCTTGTAGCCTGTGAGGAATCTCAAGAAGTAACTAAAGCCTTTCGGGAACGCGGCCATGAGGCTTACTCCTGTGATTTACAACCCTGTTCCGGTGGTCATCCAGAATGGCACATTAAAGACAGCGTTCATCATGTGCTTTGTAAACCGTTATCAATGTTTTGGGATTTGATTATTGCTCACCCTCCATGTACCTTTTTAACCGTTTCAAATACCTACATAACACGCGGATGCAGTAAGTACACAAAGGAAGAAGCCTTGGAGGAAAGGGAAATGGCTAAATCATTTTTTATGAGTTTGGTACATGCAAACTGTGATAAGATTTGCATTGAAAACCCGATTGGAATAATGAGTACATTTTACCGAAAGCCTGACCAAGTAATTCAGCCTTGGATGTTTGGCCATCCCGAAAGTAAATCAACGTGCCTATGGTTGAAAGGATTGCACCTACTTGAACCGACTAAGATAGCAGACTTCAAAAAATATCGCTGTAAGTGTGGTAATGTTTTTGAAGTTGAACTTGGTAAATATGGATGCTGTGAGACTGCCGCCAAACCTCTTTGGGATAACATGACTCCATCAGGACAAAACAAGTTGGGGCCATCGGCTGAACGTTCAAAGATTAGAAGTAAGACTTATCCAGGTATCGCAAACGCAATGGCTGAACAATGGGGATAAAGAAAAAACAACATGGAGGTTCCAGGCCAGGCGCTGGAGCTAAGAAAAAAAAGAAATCCGAGAAGAAAGAGAAAACTAAAGTAATGCGGATTCCAGTTTCGAAGGTTGCTGATGTACTCGCAACTATTGGTAAGGCTTAGGTTTGAGCGGTGGCATTTGCGCGGCCTTGCCAAGTGTTGCGCCTACGGGGGGCTGGCATTGGTTATATCTGCTTGTTGTGTGCAGTGGCGCATACCAAACATTTATAAATCAAAGAACAGCTTTCCATGCGACATTGCATACAACATCCATACTCAGACACCACCAACTAACTAACTGAAAATCAAAACCTATGGATATGACCAAATTGGGAGAGATTCTAAATACAACATTGCCAATTTGCGGTATCTACAAAATAACCTCTCCATCCGGCAGGATTTATATCGGACAATCAAATAACATACAACGCAGGATTTACCCATATATGAGCCTCAATTGCAAAAACCAAACTAAACTATACCGATCATTAAAGAAATATGGATGGAGCGCACATGATTTTGAGATTATCCACGAATGCGAAGTGTCTAAATTGAATCAACTTGAAAAATACTATATTATGGTACATGACTCACTCAATCACGAAACAGGACTCAACATAATGAATGTGGATGTTGTCCGTAAAAACACTATACCCCATGATATAACGAAGCGGGTATTCCCTAAAAAGTCAATAAAACGAGGTGTCTTAGATATATTTACAGATACACTTAATCTAAAAAATTATTCTGCCGAGACTACAAAATCATATCTGTACCACCTAAAACGATTTTTACTATTCAAAAAAGACAGGCACATCTCAATTCTTAGTTCACAGGACATCAATGATTACTTGCTTCACATGGTCGGAAAGCAAGTGTCCGATTCAAGCCTCAACCAAGCTATCAACGCAATCGTGTTTCTTTTCAAATACGTCCTCAATAGGAAGATTAAGGATTACTTAGTAGTTCGCCCAAAGAAAGCAAAAACAAGTCCAATATTACTTTCAGACAGTGAAATAGCATCCATCTTTAAGGCTTGTGCCAACAAGAAACATTTAGCGATAATGTGTCTTATGTATGGCGCTGGCTTGAGAAGGTCAGAGGTGATTAATATGAAAATTGAGCATATTGACAGTAAGAATAATTTAATCCACGTTAGGTCTGGTAAGGGAAGGAAGGATCGGCAAGTAATGTTAGATGCCAATGTTCTAAAGTGTCTTAGAGAATATTTCATTGAGTATAGGCCTAAAGATTACTTGTTCAATGGACAAAATAACAGTCCTAAGTATTCGGTCAGTAGCATTCAACAATTTGTTAAAGAGTATGCGTTAAAGGCTGGTATAAAAAAGAAAGTTCATCCACATTTATTTCGTCATCAATTCGCGACAGGTGTTCTTGAGAATGGTGGGAGTTTGTATGACGCTCAAATTACCTTGGGGCATGAACGACCATCCACTACGGCCAACGTTTACGCTCACCTTTCGCCAAAATACATAGCCTCAATCAAGTCACCAATAGCTAACTTGCCTCAATTTTAGCCCCAATTCTAAAAAAGGCAATGAATACAGAAAACAATTACCCAAAAAGAAACGCTAGACCAGTAGCTAGAGACATTTCAGAGTCTCTTGGGAAGCTCCCACCGATGGCTTTGGATCTCGAAGAGTCAGTTCTTGGTGCCCTCCTGCTAGAAAAGAATGCCCTTATAGAAATAGCTGGCACCCTGAAGCCTGAGCATTTCTACTCAGAACAACATCAAGTAATTTATCAAGCTATTTTAGAATTGTTCTCTGAAGGCAATCCCGTGGACATGAGATCATGTGTTTCGAAACTCAGGTCGTTAGGGAAGATAGAATTGATAGGGGGAGCGTACTATATCGCTGAATTGACAAGTAAAGTATCAAGTGCGGCCAATATTGATTATCACAGCAGAATCCTGATTGAGTTTTCTATTAAACGTAGCCTTATCCAGATCGCGTCCATGGTTCATCACGAGGCATACGAAGATAGTGTCGATGTCTTTGAATTATACACCAGGCTCAACATGGATTTGCAACAAGTCCTCGATAATGCAATATCCAACCGGGCAGAAAAATCACTCAAAGATTTAGAATACCAATACATAAAGGACCTTGAGGCTAAATCGACCGGGAAGCATGGGGACATTCAAACCGGCTTCCCTCAATATGACCGGTTAATGGGTGGACTAAAAAAGAAGAATCTAATCATTATTGCTGCTCGCCCGGCCATGGGAAAGAGCCTATATGTTATCCAGATGCTTAAACAGATAGCCGAGCAAGGCATTCCGGTTGGAGTGTTCAGTTTAGAAATGGGGGCCTTGGAATTAGTAGGACGGCTGAACGTTGCAGATAGTCAGATCCATCCTGATAAATTAAATAAAGGAAAACTTGAGCAGCACGAATTCCAAGTACTCATGCACTCTGTCGGGAAGTTATCAAGTCTCCCTTTTTTCATTGACGACACTCCGGCCCTGAACATTGTTGAATTAAGGGCCAGGGCTATTAGACTTAAAACCAAATATGGTGTGCAGGCTATAGCCGTGGACTATTTACAATTGGTTCGCGGCCAAGAACATGGCAAATTTGGAACCAATCGTGATCAGGAGATTGGTATAATCACCAGGACTCTAAAGATGATAGCTAAAGAACTTGATGTAGTTGTTATTGCATTGAGTCAGCTCAGTCGTGAGGTAGAGAAACGCGGTGGTGACAAACGTCCAGTGCTGAGTGATCTTAGGGAATCGGGCTCCATCGAGCAAGATAGTGACATCGTTTTATTTTTATATCGTGCTGAGTATTATCACATAACCGTGGATTCAAATGGTATGCCAACCCAAGGATTAGCGGAAGTCATTGTGGCCAAACACAGAGGAGGCGCTTTAGACGTGATGAAACAGAAATTTATTGGGAGTCAGCAAAGATTCGATGAATGGAATATGGAACCCTACCGTGGGCCTTCAAACAACGAACACTTCACACATCACTACAAGAACCCTCTCCCCTCTGAAAAGACTCCAGACCAATTAGCAACTGACGAAACCCCATTTTGATATGAGAAAACACGGTATGGGTGTGCCCCCTTGGCGACAAGGCTTTGAGATGCCAGAGTTCTCTGGTAAGTCATGGAATGACCTGAATGACGTATGGCCGATAGATAAACGGGTGAGTAGTGATGTTTGGTATATCATGTCAGTCTTTCAACCAGCGTTTCATAGGTTAAAACCATTTCTAAGTGAACTGCTGGGGATTAGGATTAATGACCACAAATCAAAAACCGCAAGGAATATTTTTGGATACACCGAACTAACCATGTTAGCCTGGTGCCTGCGATGTGAGGAGGCTAAAGGTGGATTATGTACGGAGGAAATCGCATTCTCCAAGGGACTCAATCAGGGTATGCCTGCCTTCTGGAGAGGCAAAGCAGGGATCACCAAGATGGGGCTTATTGAAAACATCCCTACCGGCACCTACTCTAAAGCCTACCGAGTGACAGAGAAAGGACGGATGGTCCTTAGAAGGTTTGTTGAACTCATTGACGAGTGCCACGATAAACTAAAAACAGACTGGGCCGTGGACCGTCCTCCTTACGATAAGGTAAAACCAATTGACAAGTTTATCAGGCGAATGACTGGCGATCCTGAGCCAGAGGACATTAAAGAAGAGGACAAACCGTTTGAAATAAATGATTAACCTTTCTTCCTCTTCCCAACCTTGATGTTCAATAACTCAGGAATAACCACATGAGGATTCTCTGACGTTATCTCCCCGAAATACTCCTTCTTGCTGAATATCCACAGAATGGGGTGCTTTCGTTTCCAGAACATTGCCCCGGTGAGGGGGACCGTAACAGAGTATTTCAATGTAATGCTGTCAGGGGAGTATTGGACGGCCCGGAAACTAGCCCATTTGTCACTGTACTTAAACCCCGTGGAGCGATAGTAAACTGAGTCCCCATTGGAGTCAACCACAAGCCTGGTCGTGTCCTGGAGCCTTATCCTGACGCTATCCAGTGCCCTTGCTGTGATCTTGTAGACGAACTCTAAGTTGTTCATACGCTTATTTAGCCCTTCTAGCTGCTTTAACTCCTTCAAAGCCCCGTCTTTTACCAGTTCCTTGATGGTTTTGTTCTCCAAGGTCAAAGCCTCATTTTTGGCTACCGTCTGTCCAAATCTGTTCTTGTAAACCTCCACTTCTTTAATCTTGTCACTGTAAAACGCCTGCACGTTCGCTTTCTCTTCCTTTAACCTGTTGTAGTTCTGAATTACACGGGCGAGGGTGATGGAAAGTGCCGCTATAACAATAGCCAAGCCGAGGATTAGTTTGAAGTTCATTTTTTAGGTGGGTTATACATACGGTTGTAATATTTCATAGCATCCTTAAAAACCTTAATCTCATCATTACTGAATTGCTTAATAGCCCATGTCTGAGGTTTATAGTCATCATCCGAAACCCTGCCAAGGAAATCATCAAACTCAGATATTGGCTCTCCTAGCCTTGGTTCTTTCTTTAAAGAGTTGAATGGATTGGCACTCTTAATGGATGACATCAAGTCTTGTGAAGTTCCTCCATTCTCAACATACTTGGTTAGTTGTTTATTCCCTTCCTCTGTATTCCCATATCTCATTGCCAATGACCAATAGTACAAGGCTTGCTTCTTCGCAACATCCTGCGGATTGGACGGAGCTTTAAATCCTCCACCCTTCGCGCCAGTGACTCTTTCAATAAGGTTCTTGGCCTGGTAGTAGGCTAACATGTCCGGATCGTACTCTCGTAATACCAATGAGTTAGTTAATTTCCTTTCAACATAACTTTGAGGCTTAGGCTTATCAGTAAAAAGATAGTTGTACTCGTCTTTTATGGTAGCGTAGTTGGCCAACCATTCCCCATAGTCTCTGATTGGCTGTGGACTCTGTGGGTCCGGAAAGTATGTCTGTCCTGTGGCCCCCTCAAAACTTAGCTTAATTAATGGATTGATCCCAAGGAATACCTTGTTAGCTGGCGCAATAGCTATTTGTTTCCCTGCCCTTGCGGCTGATTGCATCGGTGTATTACCAAGGAATATTTCTGCAATGTCATCTGCCGCTCCGGGGATGCCGAAAAAATCCAAGAAGTCATAGAATGCCCCTACTATCGGTAATGCCACAACAGTTCCATCCGGATTGGTATAGAGAAGAACTTGCATCCCCCTTAGCTTGCTCCTTCTTAGTTTGCCGGCAATATTTTTATCTTCATCATCGTCATCCTCTCCCCAAAGAGGGAAGATAAGATGGTTCCACATTTCAACTGCTGCTGTAAACGCGAACATAGCCCCCCAAGCACGGGCCATCCTCCATGCTACAAGCGGAACGCCTCTTCTAAGCACTGAACTACCAACTGATTTTTGAACGTCCGGACTGAAGGCATTCTTCATAAGCTGTATCTGCCCCCTCATGTTCAACTCCATCCAACTGTAAAATGGAATTGCCGCCCTCCTTATCTGCTGTCCAGAGAAACTAAGATTTCCGTAATCACCAAAAACCTCCCTCGATAGTTTAGATAGCTTCTGTCTGGTGTCTGTGATGGCATCAATCTTCTTCTTATCGCTGGCCCAATAGAATGTTTTGCCCTGCTGGTTATACTCCTTAGCTAGTAAGTACGCTGAGTATCGAAGCACGTTCTCTCTGAATCGTAGGTACTTCCAGGCTACATCCATGTATCGCTCGTATATTTCACCGGGCTTTCTAGCGGCCATCAAAGCGGTTTCGGCACCCCATTTCTTTGCGCCAACCAGATCCTCAACGGTTGGGCCTCCTGTCCTGTCAAAAATATATGTATTCCAGTTTTGCTCGGATAATGAGGATAGTTCCTGAATCTCATAGCCTGAGTCAATTACATTCCCCTTTATAGCTTCAAGTATTTCTTGATTCGCCTCTCCATACTGAGCAAACTTCCATAACTCACTAAAAGCATGTTTAGCATACTTCAGAATCTTAACATCGGTAGCTATTGCTTTATCCAAGTCACCACCAGAGTTGTTCAGGGCATACTTTAAAATACGTGAAGGAGATGCTAAAACCAGTCGCTTAATCTCACCAGTGATGGAGTTGTAAACCTTCCCCAATGGCTCTATGTGAGCATTGGTGGCCATGTACTCCAACTGTTCGGCCAATACTTTTGGAACCATGTATTGCTTGCGCTTGGCTCCAACGGCTAACTTGGTGTCAATGTCATTTATCAACTCATCCACAATGTCAACCATTGTTCCGGCTCCCGTCTCATCTAATTCCTGAGCCCTGCCCATAGTCTTGTCAATCACCTGTTGGGTGACTGTCTTCGTCCAGAACAATGTATTCTCATCACTAGGCCGCCAAAACACATATCCTTCCGGTAGATGCTCAATGATGTACCTCTTCTTTAAAGCATATCGGGTGTCTTTTTTGATCTCTACTTCCTGACTTGCTTTCCCGTACTGTTTTTCAAGCTGGCCAAACTCATCGTTAAACTGATCATTGAACTCCTTAACAATACCTTTTAATTGCTTCTCATACGGAGCCATCAAGTCTTTCAGAATGGCTTGTTTCTCTATCTCATAGATAGCCTCGGCCATCACCTTGAACTCTGTCTCAATTACATTGGTGCTGTAATCAAGCCCTCTGGTTCCGGTTCTCATCCGTTGCCAGTTCTTCTTAGATGGTCCGAGTTCTTTCCCTAAAATTATGCTCTTGTTGAAGTCATCATTCTTATTGGCCATCACCCTTCTGTGATAGTACGACTCAATATCAGCGGATTTTAATAATCCTTCGCTGACAAGCATTCCTTCGATGGTTTTTTGCATCTCATTCCGCTTGTCAAATGATTGCTGTATGGCCGGATCAGCACTAGCCATGCTCTCGTACTTTTTAAGGTCATGCTCAATCTCTTCCTTGGATGCATAGCCAAATGAATAGGACCCGTCAAGGGCCTGCATACTTAACCCCTTATCAATACTCTCCAGTAGGTCTGAAAGGAATATCATTCTGGAAAGGATTGTCTGCTGCTGCTTAGTCAATGGTTCATAAAGTCCCTTCACATACACATGTGCCTGAGTGGAGGCGTAACCTCTCCGTCCCTCAAACTCTCGCAATAAGTTGGCCTCCCGTGGAAATTGTTTCTCAGACAGATACCTGTGGTGTGATCTAAACCCGGTTATAAAGTCCCAGAAGTCCTTCCACTTCGAAACGTTGGTAACATCAACTGGCTTAGTCGCTTCTTTAATCCTTTCCTCAACTTCTGGCCGGATGGCTTTTATAGACTCATCCAGAATATCATCCATCTCTTTTTGAGTGACCGCTTTCTTAGCCAGGTAGTCGTACAGCTTCTTATTACTTGGCTCTTTCTTAACCTTGCCTTGCACTGGAATTGGGAACATTGTAGCCATCGCCCCCTTGAAGTCCTCATAGGTTGAAGAACTCCTCTCACTAAATTCAACGGTTTGCTCTTCGATGCTTTTGGTTGGAGGTTCATCTTTAGGCGGCTCTGGTTCCTTATCCTTAGTCTCCTCCTGCATTTTCTTCTCCAGGTCTTCAACTTCTTTTTCTAAAGACGTTAGCTTTTCGTTTTTATCGAATGGCTTGCCAAGCATCTTCTCAACAGACTCTATGTCACGCTCTTTCTGTTTTATTTTTTCCGGGATGTCATTAATATCTGTATCACCGTTCCACCCTTCCTGAGTAAACTTATGGATAGTTGAATTGATTGATGTTAGTAATCCTTGTCCTGTTTCAACCTTTCCAATGGTCCTAATTGAAGCATCACTTTCCTTGCTGTGTATCTTGTATGTTGCATTGAAGTTATACGTCCCAGATTGAATGGAGAATTTCTTATAGAAGGTTATTGAGATAGGAACACCATCATTAACCGTAATGGAATATGTATGCTCTGACTCATGTTGCCTCATTTCAAGTGCACTAAACTTATTATCTAATAACTTTTGTAGTGGTTCGCTGAATTTTTCTTTGTAAGTAATTGCATCGTCTGTAAATCCCATCTTAAAGGTTAATGACGTAACCTTATCCTCTGGGAATAGTTCTTTAAACTCTCTCTGCATCGGCTTGTACCGATCTGCTGTAAGTTTGTAGGCTTCAATTAATCGCTTGTCGTGCTTGATTTGTGAATTAAAGTCAATGATAGACCTCTCGTAGTTATTCTTGGCCGTCCTTAACTTCCGCAACTCATAAGACCTCTGCATGTGCAGCATGGCGAACTGGCTTCCGGATAATTCAGACATCATCTGGTCGAATGTCAAATCGGATGCGCTGTCCTCATCGGCATCATCCTTCATATCCCGGTCAATACCTTCGGCCTTCATCATTTGATTGATAAACTTCTGCTTTATAGCTAATCTTTGGTAGGCTGTGGCGTCAAGTGTTTTCTCAACTCCAAAGGTTAAAACCTCCACAGGCTTGCCCATCTCAGCATGAGAATTCCCCTGCCTGATAATCCTTCCGTTTCTCTGCTCAAAATCCATTGGCCTTGGAGGGGCATCTATATGGTGGAGGGCCGCAAGCCTCTCCTGAACGTTCACGCCAACTCCCATCTTCTCTGTGCTGCCCAACAGAATCCTTACCTCTCCGGCATTGATCTTGGTAAAAAGCACATTCCTGCGCTCTCCTTCATAATCTTGGATAACCGCAATCTGATCAGCCGGAATACCAACCTTCACAAGTTTTGACTTAATATCCTCATACAGATTAAATCGCTTGCCATTGAAGTTTGGATTCCTTACGGTCCTATCCTCGTCAAGAAACTCATCCTTGACCTCCGGGCTCTGGTACATATCAGAGAAAATAAGCTGAGTCCCGTTGTACGGTGAAGTCTCATCATATATCCGCTTGGCCTCTTTAACTACCTTGTTTGTTTTGGACCCGGGGTCATCGGCATTAGTAGCATTTATCAGCCTCAAGTCAATAGCCGCCTGCTTGGCCCTGTTAAATACCAGTAGCGGTATATGCCTCTGTGCCTTTTTCTCTTTACCGGATAGTTTCTCCCATGCCTTCAATATTTGTTTGAAGGTTTCCATCATCTGAGCCAGTGCTTCAGTCTGTGGAATTATAACATTAGTGAACCCCCGCTTGCCGTCTGGTTGCTCCTTTAATTTAGGGATGGCATTACTCTCTTTAAACTCAGGCACATCTTCAGTCAACACAACGTCTGTCTTGCTCCTGAAAGCGGTCAGCAATTCAGGTGCATTTATGTACGACTTGAACCGTTCAACTATCTTAAAACTACCAGAGGCAGTAAATTCAAGTGATGGCTCCACCTGTCCGAATGTAGAGGCAAACTCATCGAAAGTTGAGATTCTGTATTTCTTTAGGATGTCTGGTGACGTGTAGCGCATCATGGTCCACACCTCGGCCATGGTATTCGTTATTGGCGTTCCGGTGGCCAGTACAATATTCTTTCCTTTATTCTTCTCTTGCACCCACCGGGCCTTCATGAACAAGCCAAAAGACCGCTTAGACCGTCCAATGTCAATCCCCTTAATACGGCTCATCTTCGATAAGAACCCTAACTTTTTATAGGCGTGGGCTTCATCAACAAGCAAGGCATCAACTCCCATAGATTCGAAATTGAAAACGTCATCCATTCTTCTGGATGCCTGTTTCTTCTGGGCTTTCTCTGCCGCCAGGTTAACTTTAGCCTGATCCTTAACCTTCCTCCCTTTTTTAGGCTGGTCGGTTTCCTCTAACTGCTTCTCCAAGCCTTTGATTATCCTCTTCAATTCACTCATAGCCCCGCGATCTCCCTCACTCTCAGCCTCACCTAAAGCTGATTCTAGCTCTGCTAATTGTTCATTTAAAATTGCTCTCTCTCTAACCGGATCATCCGGTATGAAGTCGAGAAATGACTGCGGGATAATAACAGCATCCCAATCATTGTACGCTATCCTGTTAAATAGTTTCTGCCTGTTGTTGGCATCCATCTGCTGTTTTGTAGGAACTAAAATTTTAGCCGATGGATATAGTGTTAGGAAACTGGCCGCAAACTGTTCTAAGGTCGCGTTCTGCACCACAACCATGGGTTTCTTAGCGGTGTTCAACCGCCTCATCTCCATGGCAATGGTAATTAAAGTAAAGGTCTTACCTGTACCTACTTGATGGGCTAATAAAACGCTATCCGATAAAGCCCTTGCGATTGGCCTTCTCTGGTGGAGTCTTAGTGTGATAGATTTATTTGCCCCCGGGTAATGGGTGAACGTTGGAAGTGAGTATTTTTTCTCGATGAAGTCATTATAGATATTGTTATAAACAACCTCTATCTCATCCATGGCGGCCTTGTTCGACTTTAGGTTATTGTAGAACATATCCGCTAACTCCTGCATCTTGGCTTGTGCTGCCGCTGTGGCTTCTGCATCTTTAACTGTCCTTGTGCCCTCAGCACTCTTAACCGTATAAGACACCTCTGGCTGTCTCAGATTCAAATCCTTTTCAATCAACTCCATTGCCGTGAAATCCTTAGTGGCGTAGGCCGTTTGATTCCGTCCATCGTGTACGCCTCGCATATTGCGAACTATCCACGATCCGGTTTTGTCGTTATAGCTAATCTTAGACTCTACTCCTAACGTAGACTTAACCCAATCCTCAATATATTTATTTGGCAACCAGGTGGAGCCAAGTTTGAACTCAATCATGGACGATGGAATGTCCTTTGGAACTACTTTTTTAAGCTCCTTTGCATTCCTTTCAAAATCAGGATTAACCTTAGCCTCCTCTTCCGCCTCTCTCAGTTTTGTACGAACAAACCCGGATAAGTATGAGTCTGCATCCTCCAACAATCCAGACTTAGGATTTTCAAACGCCAATTTACTGGTGAGTAGTTGATCTCTGGCTTCCGCCTCACTTAGATTGATCAACTTGCCAACATAAGGCAAATCAATCTTGCCCCGATAGCTCAAACTGATATTCATAGCATCTCCAATGTCCTGAGCCTTGGTTGGCTCACTGTATGGATAATTTACCCGCTTGGTGAAGATGTCAGATTTATCAATCCTGTAAGTAGTCCTGATATTGCCTTTCTCATTCAGGATTGATTCCTTCTTAATATTTTCCAGTGCGAAAACAACATTGTGATCTGAGTCATCTTCTAAAAAATCAAGTTTCTTGTTTCTTGCAAAGTTGCCGTACTTCTTTACGAAAGAGTCGAACGATTTATTAAGGGCCTCCCTCTGCTTGCCTAACTCATCATCTTTAAGTTCTGAGTGTTCGGCATTCACCAGGTCAGTGATAGCCTTCTTTACGCCAAGGTAATCTTTGATTACGTCCGACTTCTTGTATGACTTACTGTTGAGGGTGATGGTTTCATTTGCCCATGACTGAGGAATAAGTTCCCCATTCTCAACCATGAATATCTTCCCGTTACTCTCCTTGAATGTCCCATCCTTGTCCGTTGCCTCGGCTTTTTCAGATGCTTCCGTGACCTGAGTTTTCTCGGCACCAAATATGTCCTCTGGGAGACTCTTAATCCTATCCTGAAGCAAGGCAAGCGTATCCTGCCCTGCCGGTGCCTTCATAGTCTGAACGTCTGCTCTGTAAAGTCCGCCAGATCCAGCCTCATGAGCAAGCATCATATCGCCCAACATCATGTCTGGGTTAGAGGCGTAATACTCATTCACCACAATATCAACCTGATTGCCTTCGCTATCCTTGGTCTGCTTAATAGGAACTACGTTACGGTACACCTGATTCAGGTCGCTTGGGTGCTCGCTGGTTCTCTTCTTGTAAATAAGAATGTCGGTAGTCACTTCCGTTCCTGCGTTCTCTGAGAACATGTTGTTAGGAAGCCTTATGGCCCCAACAAAGTCTGCGTTTCCATCATTGTTTGTCCACTCCCGGAATTTGGTAGACGCTCCTGGGTTGTCCATGGAAGACATGGAGGTAATAAAAATCCCTAATCCCCCTGGCTTTAACTGCTGAATGCCCTTAGCCATAAAGTAGTTGTGGAGGGAGAACTTAGACAATTCCTGATACCGGCTATCAAATGGCGCTGATGCTCCAAATGGAACGTTGGTAATGATTAAATCCTGACTATTGTTGCTTTCAACAGCCTCTTCATAGCCTGTAATGCGCACTTGGGCCTGTGGGTATAATTTGGACAAAATTTGTCCAGTTATCTTATCCAGTTCATAAGCCTTCAGATTACTGTTCTGGGCTAATTCCTGTGGCATTAGGCCGAAGAAGTGGCCAACCCCTGCCGAAGGTTCCAATACGTTGCCTCCTTTAAATCCAAGGCGTTTAGCGATGTCCCACAGGGCTCCTATCACACGCCTGTCTGTATAGTGGGCATTGATGGTTGAATTGATGGCGTTCTGGAACTCGTCATCAGTTAGGAGTTCGTCAATCTCCTTGTAGTACTTTTCGTATTTCTTGAGCCAGTTGTCATCCCAAGCGTTCCGGGCCTTGCTGCGGTCAAGCACTGGGGCTAACCCTCCCCATCCAACGTACTTAGCTAGTATTTTTTTCTCTTCCGGAGTAGCGTTCCTTTTCTCCTTATCAAGTAATTGAACCAGTTTAATAGCCTCGATATTAGCCTTTATCTTGGCAATTTCACCAGACGGCACAATACTATCAGAATCCTCAATAACGTGATTCTGGTTCTCTACGGGTACAGGCTTTTTAGTATCTGGTTTAGAAGGCTTGGATTCATCTGCGATTTGCTCTCCTCCATCTGTTCGTAGTCCGGTGCCAGGAGTTGTGATGTCACTGTCTCCATCGCTTCCTGTTCGCTTCTTCCCGACTCTACCAGTTCGTCCAGGTTCTTTTGGGCTGACAGTATCAGCTTGTTCAGGTAGTCGTTCAACTGGTTTTTCCGATACAGGCTTTCCAGTTTTTGAGGTGACATCTCCGCCAGATACTTGACGTGCGTCTCCGCCATCGGTGTTTGATATGGTTCTAAGTTCATCGCCTTTCGGTTTAAATGAATCAATTAATTCTTGCTCTTTATATGACTTGACTTTATAGAAGTCGTCAAAGTTTTCAATGTTCTCGGCTGCCATTATATATCTGGCATAGCCTTCTTTCATGGCGGAGAAATAGTCTCTCAAGGCTTTCTCTCCGTACTCTTTATAAATTTCTTTGGCTATTTCAGCGAACCGAGTAACTCCTAATTCAACGTACTTGCCTACAATCTTTGATCCAACTGCCGCTATCTTATTTAGCCTGTCCTGCTCCTGCTCTCCAACCATTTGCTTGCGGATTGACGGACCAATAAGGTCATCCAATTCCCCAAACAGTTGCTTTATCTCCCCACGGATAACATCGCTCTTCTTTTGTTCTGACTTTGGAATTGAGCCAATGATTATCCTCCCCTCGCTAGCATCGGCTATCTCGCGGATTCTGGACTTCTCCTCTTTTGGCTTCGATGCTTCTTCAAGTTCCTTCTTGATCTTGATTGCTTCTTCTGCTCCCTTTTCTGTTAGAGCAGTAACTTTTTTTCCATCACGTTTCAAGTCTCCGCTTTCTACTAAAGCATCAATCTTGGCGTTGTCTATTTCTTTCGGGGTTCTGGTGTCAACTTTATTTTTATTTCCTTTAGGAATATCATAATAAAACATCCCATCCTTCCTTTCTTCAAATCCATTTTTTGTAAAAAAGGCTTTACTCCGTTGGTTCTCTGGGAATCCAAATATCCCATCACTACCTATTTCATTAGCAAGTTTCTTTAGATCATCCATAAATAATGATCCGTCTCCTTTTGATGGATTACCTGAATCTATCCGAGCTACATAAATTTTATTAAAATCTGGATTATTTTTTTCTCCGTTGCCGATAGATAGTTGTGCTGTGATACTGTTCTTTTTTGCTATAACAGACTGCTCACCTTCAAAACTTGTAAACGGCTTAGTTTCAAAGTATCCACTGGCTTTTTTACTAAATTCCTTTTCAGGCATGATTGCCTGTTCAATCTCCTCACCAGCCATTCCAGTTAGGTTTGTGCCTATCGCTCTCGCCCATTTGCCTATCTGCTCTTCAAGAGCTTTGTAAGAATCTGGATCGTACTTGTCTTTGCCTTGCTTCTTCCACTGAGCAAGTGTCTTTCTCATTCCATTCAACTCAGACTGCAACTCTGCCTTTGGTCGTAGTTGTTTAGCATCATCGAGAACGGTTGGTTTGGGTTCCTTTGCACCTCTGGTTTCTATCTGCTTAACCCACTTGCTTCCGGGTGAACCATCTTCACCTTTATCAAAAACTCCTTCTTGTTCAAGTTCAGCCATATCCATTTCAACAGGGGCACTATCGCGACCTTTGAATATCTCCAAGACATCTCCATCCCAATCGAAAGAAACATAATCACTATGATCATCAGATTGATCTAACCATTTTTGGATAGCATCCTTCTCTTTGACCGTTTTGTTTTTACCAGTGGGCGAGACATCCGCCTCGCCCTGTGGTGCCGGAGATATTATTTCTTCGGTTTGGTCGATTTTTTGGCCATCTTCTTGGGGTTTAATTCCAGCGGTTTTAACCTGCGCTGTTTCAGGTTTGTCTTTGATAACAGTCATGTCGGCCATCTGAGCATTTATCTTATACTCATTGCCTTCTTTATCCTCTATTTTGTATATTGACTCAGCCCCTTCTTTTGAGATGACTTCCGTTATCTTAAACTCATCGCCAACGGTGTTTTTGATTGTCAGCCCAACCTCTCCGTTATCTGTTAGGGGTGACCCTACTTTGATTTCCTTGTCGCCTTGTACGGGTACTTCTTCTTGTGCGACATCTTCTGCACTACTTTGAACTCCTTCTGGCTTAACTTCTCCAACTGGTTCTTTAAGTTTTTCATCTTCTTTTGGAATTATTGGTTCTCCTTTGACTTCTTCAACCGGCCTAACACTTTCTTGAGTAGCCTGATCTCCTGCTGCTTCTGTTTTAACTTCAGGAGAAACTTTGGGATTTTGTTTTCCATTGGATTTCAGTTTATCAACTGCATTTGAAGCCACTGTGACAGCCCCGCTTCCAAAGAAACCTCCGGCTGCCTCATCAAGTCTTCTGGTTAGATTAGTGGTCCAAGCATCCTGAAATGCTTTGCCAACATCTCCTCCGGCTCCGGCCACTCCACCCATTTCTTCTAACATCCCCTGAGTTGGTTCAGTCAGCGTCTCGGTTGTAACGGCAAGGGCATTCTTTACGAAATTGGAACCGCCTCCTTTAACTAAACTCAACAGCCCACCGGCAGAGGCGTAGTCCATTCCTGCGGCTGCAATGGCATAGAATTGCCCCTCGGCTGGCTTGTCAAGGTTCCGCTTAATAGCCTCCTCCCTGTCGATCTGATCTTTGGGATTCTTGTCGTTGTGTAATTTTACAATCTGCTCAAGTTGGTTGTCGTAAACCTCACTAGACTCCATGGCTAGTCCACTCATGCCTTTCGTGGCGAGAACAAGTGGGATCTGCCACAATCCCTGTGTGGCCATGTTGGTTGCGTACCTGGCTAAATCCCCCGGACCTCGGATTTCTTTGTACGATTGGGTTATCCCTCGTAATGTCTCTTCAGATTCTTTGTTTTGCTGCTGTGCGTATCTCTCAACCTCTAATCTCCTTTGAATGATCTCGGGGCGTTTAGCGTCAATCTTCTTTTGAATCTCTCCAAGTCCAGCATCTTGAATGAACTGATCCCTATATTTAGGCATAAACTCATCCATGTCAAACGGTGTGATCATTCCCTTTGCCTGATCTAAGAGACTGCCATCTCCAACAAACTTAGGGTCGCGTCCGCGAACATACCTTTGGAAATCAACAGATTTGTTCCTCTTTATGTACTCATCAATGTTTGCTGCCTGTAATTGACTTATGGCCGCCTCACTGGCCTGAATAAATGCTTTCGGTGTCTGATCTCCTAGCCCTTGATATATCTGTTTTGCAACAGTCTCACCTATTCCAAATGGGTCAACGTGTGGAGCAATAGGGGTGAACGATGGTTCTACCGGCTCAATTACCCCCGGCTCTTGAATATTGTATTCAGGAAGGACTGACCCGTTCTGCGAGAGAGTTGATTCTTGTAGCGATTGCTCGAAGGAAGGAGCCAATGCCACTTCTTCCACTTCTGGACCAGCGACCCCAGAAGGCAAAGGAGAAACTTTTTTTTTTACACCAAGGGTGCTCTCAAACTCTTGATAGTTGCCAAATCCTAAGTCTGGATTGGCGCTTTCGAAATAAACTTTACGGGCATTACTGTCTGACATGAGTGTTTTAAACTCACCGAAAGACTGAAACCCGCCATTCTTGGCGTGAAGGTCCCAAAGTAGCTGAAGTTGTTTTTCGTCCATGGACTACTTCTTTTGTGCTGCTGCTTTCATCTTTTGAGCAATGGAGCCCGTTTGAGACTTCCTTTTGGCTTCTACATAGTTGGAGTACTCTTCACCTATTGATCGCTTCGTGTCTAACTTATCGAGTCTCAAACTAAGGGCAATTTTAGTCTTACGCTTATCTTCATCACTTCCAATTGAATACACTTCTGGCTTAACTCCTATCCCTGCTTTTTGCATAAGAGCCATCTTAGCGAATATGTCATCCGTGTTGGCTATTTGTTCAGCTAAGTTCTGATCGGCCCCGTCAAGCCTTCCGGAATGTAAAAGAACAATTGTCTCTGGCTTCTGTCCTGGTCCAATTGGCTTGCCTTCCTTATTGCCATAAAATGCACCGAGATCGGAGCTTGGGTCGCTAACTCCTGATAATAGATCAGGCCTGTTCTTGGTAACAATTTGCTCCAGTCTATTATCCCTATCCTCCAGATCAGCAATAGGGAATCTAAATCCTGACCCGAAAGCATAGTAACGCCTATCGGTCTGGTCGATCTCATTACCCTTGACTATGCTTTGATCAAACTTAGGCTGGTCATATTCAGAAAGAACTTTCTTTTGCAAAAACTGAATCTGCTCTTCTGGTGTTTTCCCTCCGTATGTGTCTAACACAAGTCTCGTATCAGCATCAGTTCTGAAAAACTTTAGCCATTCTTCGTTTATCAAAGGCACCGGCTTCATGTTGTCGTCAACTAAATATCTATTAGGATTTTTGGGGTCCCTCATGTAGTCTAACCCACTCTCAAGGGTCTGTACGAGTAGGTCTGGCGTTCTGCCTGGGTATCCTTTGTAATCAGATATAAGTTCCTGTTTTTTATCTTTTATCTGCCCTACTTTATATCTTATCAGCCCATCTACATCATAGATAGTTGGGTCATCGAAAATCTTTTCAGAGTCAGCCATGCTTGCCCTTAATTCACTCCAGTCGGTTGATCCGTCAGTGGCTTGGCTAATTTTCGGAGAACCATCAGGTCTTGTATAAATATCCCGGTGTTTGGAAATAGCATCTTCCTTAATGTATCCATTACTTATTCCGTCCCTTAATATTTTTTCTTGATCATCTAATGCACCCTTCCATGTATTGATTTGGTGACCCAAATCCATAATGTAACGTCCCGTCCTTTTTGAGTACTCTTCGGCTCCCCTGAAATCATTTGGGTGGTCATTCAGGTATTGCCTTGTCCCTTGCGTCATAAGAACATTAACATCATTTGAATAGGCATTGTTAACAGCATCAAATTTAGTTACGGGGGCATTGAACTTATCTGAATAGTCCATTGCCTTATCCCTCTCCGCTCTTAAACCCTGATCTTCCCTTGCCTTAGCGGCACGCTTCTGCCCTTGGTACTGCATCAAAATCTGCATTACGCTAAGGGGGTTAATCCTATTATAAGTTACTACTCCTGGTGCTGCGGCCATAAATTAAAATCCTGATCCTGGGATTGCGTTAGCTTCATTTTGTTGTGCAGAGGTTAATAGAGCTTGTTTATCTCTCCTCCACTCGCGCTTTCCTTGTGCTATATCTCTTTGAGCCATGTAAAGTCTATTGAACGCTTGTTCACTGAATGCTTGGCCCTGAACTTGTAATCTCGCTGTCGCATCATTCGCTTGTGCGTTTGATGCTGACGACACTGCCGCCACTTTGTTAGCATCTCCACCATACATTCTCAGGGCATTACTCACTTGATTAGCCTGATTGCGCCTTATCATTTCCTCCGAATAAGCCGCACCCGGAGAACGTCTTGAGTAGGCTTGTTGCATAGCCAGTTGTTGGCTGACTTGCGCATCCTGTATGTATTCGCCAACTTTTAACTTTTTAGCAGCATCGTACTGATCCTGTGCAAGTTCATAAGAATAGGCTTTTTGGAATGATGACATAACTTTAAAATTTTAATACCCGCTTCTTTTTCTCGTAGCAGAGTTCATGCTGCTGGATGATGTCCACCCGGCTGATGGGTCGCTCGGTATGTTTAACCCAGTCTGCTTCATGGATAAACTATTACTGGTAGACGATCCGTCATCATCAATTGGCGGCATCGTTGATCCCTTCTTTTTATCCTTGTTGTTAAAAAGTTTCTCCATCAAAATAGGAAGAATTGCTGCAAGTAGTGGTGCCATAACTGATATTTTTTAAGTTTACTTATTCATAAAGTGTGATTCTATAGCAATAGGAAAATCATCCATTTTAAAGATTGGCGTTTTACCAATAACGGTTTCGTGATACTCACCAGACTCAACTATAAATTGAGTAAATATCCCCAATTGCACAGCCATAGGTAATACATGGAATTCCCCATAAAAATTATTTGACTTCTGAAATGAATCAAGCCATTCGTAGAAACCGCCCATTTGTGGGTATATTTCCGTAAGACCATCCCAAAAAGACTTGTCGGTTATCATGTGCTGCTCAACATTTTCGGTCTGAAAAACGTGGTTATTGATTTCAAAACATTCTTGTCTGTCCCATTGTACGCCAACGTCATGTAAAAACTTTGCCCCCTAACCGCATACGGACTCTTATACTTCGATTCTACGGCTGTAGCAAAGTTAACGTCTGTAATCATTTTAAAAAATGCACTCCTCCAAACCCCCTCTCTCTGTCTGAAATCTACGTAATTTATCATGGTTTGCTTGGTACCTCCCTTCACTAAATAAACGGATACAATCTCTTCATTGCTCCCGGCTGTCGAGTAGATACTGGTCTGATCCACCTCTATGCCCTCCAGAATCTTCATGAGCGAGTCTAATGGGGATATTTCCCACTCCAGACTGCGGTTGTACTGAACCCCAAAAAACAGGTTATAATTGTCCTCTGGGGTCTGTTTGTAGAGGGCTGCTGTGCTGGTGAAGGCCAGTTGATATTGGCCGATGGTTCCGAACAAATAGGGCATTAAATCTGAAGCACAAACCCAAGAGTTTGTCTTCTCATGGAAGTATAGGGTGAAGTTGTACGACCCCCCTGTTAGGTAGAATGAAATGCAATAGCAGTCGTACTGAGGGTCCCAACCAGCCACTATCCGGCTGTTGCCTGAATCTGCATTGTGTATCTTGGCTAAATAAGAAACAAGCCCTTTAATACCATAATCGCTTATTACTGTTAGCCCGTCCTGTGATCTCCTGACTATACACCCTTTTTTGGAGTCATAGAAGTACACGCGACTGTCTCTGGATACGACTGATTTCGGATGAGTGGTACCATGACCACCTAAATATCTTCTGTCATCCCCAACAACATTATCTGTTTTAGCTAAAAAGTTGTTCCCGGACGTAGTATTCACGTACCCCTCGCCAATGTAGATAGCCGTACTTTCTATTTGATGTAGCCCAACTAAAACATCTCCCGCCTCGGTAAGAATAGTTCCAGGACCATTATCTGCCGGCAGTTGATATTCATCCAGCGCCTCAAAAATATTAAGACCATTTACATTTGTGTTTTGAATATAAAGTTGAGAGAAGCGGAGTGTTGTTTTGGTTATTTGTGTTGCATCAGTTAGTGGGGTGACGGTTGATCTCATGCCTACACCATGTTGCCATACATTATAAAACTTTGAGATCGGGTTCATAACTAATATGTCAGCAAGGGTGGATGTTACTCTAGTATTAGAGTATGGGTCTGTATCTGAGTACCCTGAATAAGAAAAATCCGTTGTCCGTCCTAAATCAGTGTATGCACCTGATGATACGTACACCGCATCGCCAGTCAGTCGCCCTGTTGTCACAGAAAGGGCTCTTGATCCAGTGCCAGGATTTGAAATTACAAACTTGGCCGCATAGGAGCCAAGTTCTGGCGTTAGGGATGCCCCGTTATATGTTGGCGTGGGTGACCTCCATTCTAATGCCTCATATAACGTCTCAGTAGCCTGGGGAACCCTTGGAGTAAAGATTTCAAAAATGTCGTGTGAGGCATTCCCGGCACCTATTGAAGTATTCTCGAAATTGTCAAGAAATAAAAATCTACCGTCCTGACTTCTAATTAATTTATTATGAACAGTTGATCCATTGTAAATCTTAATCCTGTCACCGGGCTGAAAGGTGTACCCAATTTGGTATTCTGTTAGATGAGAAATATCTATGGCAACTCCGTCATTATTAGCTGAGTAAGTTTTATTGTATGTAATTACACCGTCAGCATCTTTTTGAATGTAGTACATATCACTCGTTCTCCCAGTTAGAAAAAAACTCTTATTAAGGCATTTAGTTCTAAGAATGCAATAATGTGTTGCTTCTGAGGGGATGTCGGCCATAGCAACGGAGGCAACGCTCCATAATATGGAATACCTGGTCAATGTACTTTCGCTTCTGTCGGGAATAGGCACAATACCGCTTGATGACATCCGAACTGAAATAATTCTTCCCTTAGCATCTAAATACATCAGACCAACCAAATATGCTCCATCATTAATAAATGCTGGGTCACTCAGTCCACTGTCAGAAACAGCCGTAAAGCCGGATAATACTTTTTGAGAAGCATCGTACCCCTCTGTGTTCTCAAACAAAAAAACTCTATTCTTAAATATTTTTAAAGACTTGCTTTTTAATGGAATTGACTCACTCCATTTAATTGAAGCACTGTCAGGAATAGTAATACCACCAGCATTGTATACGTAAGCGAGAGCTGGCTTTGATCCCCCGCTAACGGCTACACTTTTAAAAACAGAAAGTTCATTGCTCCCATTGGATGATATGGCAAAATCAATTTGGGTTACCGTTGTTGGAATAGACTCGGCACTTGGAATTTCATAAGCTATTCGGTTCTTATTAGAACCAACTGTTGCTTCATACATTACAAGACTTGGTGGAGCAAATACACTCTCCTCACCGTCCTCATAGATATATCGGTACGTCATCAAGAAAAAAAACTCATCTATATAATTGTTTGTCACTGCTCCGTCTGCGTTTCTATCAACCATTATTGGGAGTTGTGGGCCTCTTTTAATCAATGAAATCTTTTCATCGGTTACGGTTCCATAATCTCCAGCAGCAGCAGTAGTAACATTTATTTTTTTTACCTCTCCTGTATTATTGGTTAAAATGAGGATGTCGCCAATAATATCCATATCCACAAAGTCAGTGGCAGCAAAACCTAAGATGGATGTTCTCATGACAATGGATACAACTCCTGCTAATGTTACCTTATAAATGGTTGGATTGCTTGCGTGATAGACAGCAAAAAACGCTCTGTCATTAACTCTATCCTCTACAAATCCAACAATAGTTGAACTTGCCTCTAAATCAGAGTTGGTAACCAGTGCATTCCCGTATAGGCTTGTAATTGCATTCCCGTGAGCATCAACAGTAGTTCCCTGAACGTTTATCCCGTTCCGTAAAAAACGATATTCACCTGGCTGCAACGTTCTTACGTCTGCATCACTGTTAATCTTCCGGAAAACTTGCTTGTGTTTTTCCGTCATTGGATTAAATGTAAGGTGATAGTCTATACCCGTTCCTTGATGCTTCTATTACATCCTCTACTGTTACGGGGCTTAGTCTGTGTTGGACTACTCTATGCTCGGTGTAATAATCGCGTCTGGCCATTTCTATCTGGCCTACGTTTGAACTCTTGGCGTACTTAACTCGCTGCCAGTGGATGTAAAGGCGTATCAGTTTTGCCGCGTAAACATTCACCACAGTTTTTTCACAAGGATCAATCCCGTCACTGATGTACTCCAGATAAATTTCTGTGTCGCTTTTGATTGAAGGGGCAAATTGAATTTCTCTCCGTTGTGGATTGAATTTGTAATACCCTACACTGTTGCTCTTGGCCACCAATCCGAAAAGCTGGCCGCTATCTCCATAATTCCACAAAGCAAGTTCATCAACATTAGAGTCAACTGTTGGTTCTGGAAGTGTTTCTGTGGAGGTCACGTCCTCTGGGTAGCCATCTTCATCCTCATGGTGAATGTCAATCCTATCGTCATGGGTGAACAGCATTATTCTGCCATCACTATTCAAAACGCCTATCTTAACCCAGTCAACGTAGTCTACGGGAATCTCCACGGCCTTCCAGTCGGTTAGTGTGAGTTTGACTGTTTTTATCTCTTGCGCCATGTCAAAGTGAAAATCTCTGAAGGCATCAATGCTCCAGTGGCGGAATTGCTCATAACGTGACTCATTCTCACCTAAATCCATTAATGCGCTTCGCACTACTGAGTCTAGTGTAACAACTCCTCTTTTTCTATCGTCTCTTTTAGTCTCGGCCATTATCTCGGTACTTTAACGCCTATATCTGGGTTGCCATCCAATCTTTTATCCTGTAAAGGTGCGTTCGCAAGCATCTGTCTAACCATCATAATCAGATCGGTCTGCATCTCAGGGAATATTGGCAAAGAATCTGTTATCGCAATGTTATCGGGTGCTACTACCAATAGTTTCACCAACACCTTTGCTAGTGGCATCGAGTTGTCAAAATAAACTCTCAATCCTTCCGTGAAGTACGAGTACGTGCCCTCATCAAAATCTGCGCATGGCAAATCTTTTGAAACGCCTGGATTATGTCTTGGAATAAAATGCTTGCTCCTGTTTGTCACTGGTGCAATGGCGTATAGTCCCTTATTAAAAGGAAGTGATTGATAGAACTCTGGTAGGTCAATATACTTGTTAGGATGTGACCCTTGGAGACTCACCGTGTAACCTGCGATCACCAATGGCAAGACCCCTCTGTCATCGCCATTCATGTTGTTGTAAATGATAGGAGCAAGCAGTTTGTTGGCTGCTTGGCGAACCAAAAGATGCACGTAAGCTGGAGATAATTCCGAGTCATCGGACTGACTTCCGCTTGACTCAAGCCTTATAATCTCTGCCGCAAGTTTCTGGATTGTGATCATGTTATAGCGGGGTCTTTAGGTACGTCTCCGGCCCGGTAAACTAACCCGTCCTTCATGCCAAGTCCTAGTATTTTCAGTGTCCTTTCGACTAAAATGTCATACAAAGTCTCGCTCCAAAGAAGATCGGTACTCACAGTTTCGTCATAGGAATATTGAGGTGTGGCCCCCGTACTAGCTGTGGTGCCATAAACTGGTTTTGTTGGTCGTTTAATGTAAGTCAGGTCTACAGGGGTTACCTGTGGACTAACTTCCATCTTAGGACCAGAAGGTCCATTATATATTCTTGCGAATACATTAGTGGCTCCCGGAGGATCAATTGGGTCTAATACTCGCCTTCTGAACATCCCGGCTTCCAATATTTTTACAGGATACTTTACACTTCCGGTTGCATTGTTAGCCTCTACCTCATGCTCAAAGTCACTGGGGAGCGAGCCACTTGCCCCAGACATTGTTACGTTGGTGGCGGTGTGAAATGGCAAAATCTCGTTTCTAACGTACTTTGTTTTAGGATATTCCTTCAATATTTCACGAAACAAACTCATCTGTGCTGAGTCAATTGCGTTATCAATTTGAGTACGCGACCAATACTGACTAATGCCCTGATCTATGGCAATGTCTATTAAATCGTGGATCTGTTTAACAAAATAAGCCATAATCCAATTACTGAGCGGTTAACCCCCCCGGTCTCCTTGTAGCCGATCTGAAAAGCCTTATGTTCCCAGTTGAAATAAGAATCGTTTTTATGGTGTCCGGGAAGTGATAAACTTTGTCCTGCGAGAATACCCCTACTGCGGCATCCTCGTTCGATCCCTGAGCCCCGGACTTCCAGAATGTCATGGCTACACCAGTTGCGTTTACGCCTGTTCCTATTGGCATAAAGGCATCCCAGGCGCCTTCCCCGCCAAGGGTATCATACGTTCCTGTTCCAGCCGTTCCAGCCGTTGGTGTCTGCCATGTTCGGTTCACGATAACCTGTGTCCCACCTTCCAAAACCTTTAAAACAGTGGTTTTAGCGGACAAATACGCATCGGTACTGGTCAGGTTAACTGTTTGCCCTGTTTTTAAGGCAGATGTTGGGGTTATCACAATTTTTGTTTTCCCTGCAAACCGTGGCCCAAACTGGGTTGCTAAAGTAGCCCCGGAGAAAGAGCCAGTTGGTTGTGCTGTGCCAATGTCATCAAAGCCGTGATCGGCTGTATTGACTCCAAAATACTTGTCCTTGCTGCCCATAAAAAGTTTTTTTTAAAGTTAAGTCGTTTTTACCTCTTTTGAAACCTCCGCTTCTCTGAATTTGCTAAAATATTCCGGGATGTTTGCTGTGTCTGGAATTGGTATGATGGTTTGCGCTATCATTTTAGGCCTCGTAAAGTATTGATCTCTGCCATTTAAAATTAGTGATTTTAGACATTACATAAAATGGCCGTCTCGCTCCTGATGGCATCGCCAACCGTTAGGTATTTAGAAATCTTGTCGGTCGGGTTTCATAGCTTTTCTATAAAAGCGATTTTTCTAAACTCATTCTGGTATGTGGTTATTGTTACCACAATGTTAGCTTGCTTCCATGCTTTGTTTATAACCTCCTTTTCATCCAGCCCGTCCGATGGTTGAAAGATTAGAGTGTCAGTAATATTTTGCCCATTTGCCCATTGTGTTATCTTAGCCACTATATTCTCTGGTGTTACTTTAACGTTTGCCATTATTGATAACCTATTTTATTTTTGAATTGTGTGAATATCTCGTAATCTAATTTTTCCAATGTAGCCCCTAGAGAACCGCCACCAGCGAACATACCTAATGGGGATCGCTTGTATTGTGCATTAGCCACTCCGTCAACCCACTGCGTTAATAAAGCGATTGGGTAGGTACTTGGAATTGTTCCACTTGCCTGTGCAGAGGTCGCTACACTTACACCATTTTTATAATAAGTAGTTAAGTTACTAGCTGTTCTATCAAGAGAATGTTTCCCGGCCTGCTCAGTAACACCAGCAGCCACGAATGTTACCTCTCCACCATTATTACTTCTATTCAAATTTCCTGTCGTTGTGTCAGTGGTTGATCTTGCAACAAAAGAAGCTACCCTTCTTGGTGTTCCTGTATCAGTTAATCCAACTATCTGTTGACCACCAGCAGGAGCTGATGTCTGATCTCCCATAGAGGAAATGTAAACAGTAAAGTTAGCATCATTCTGAAGCCACTTATTATTTGCGGATCCGGGGTAAAAGTTAGTAACAAAGTAACCTGCCGCTGCAATTGAAGTATTGTTCTGTAATCCACATCTGTTAAAAAATGGTGAGTTATCCGTTTGAATAAGTTGCCCTATGCGTGACGGATTCTTTAAATCAATGTAGGTGAATGGTGATAGTAGGCTTACATGGCCAGCCTGAACAATCGAAAAATTATTATAATTAGTAAATAACGAGTTTAACCCGAAAAGAAAAACGGTGTCCCTGCGTTCCCAAATTCCGGCAGATTTTAAATCCTGAATATAAGCGTTGATACACCTTAGTTGGAAGTCTGTTGGCAATCTATACCCATAACTGACAGCCACCCGTATGACTGACTCTAGTTCATGGCAATAGGTATTGTTAGCCAGAGCGAAAACACCAGGATTGATTGGATTAACCTTATTTGTGAGGCCTACTATCATTAAGCTGTACCGTCTAAAACTAAAGCCGTGAAATTAAATGTTTTTGCCGCTGTTGGTGCTGCCTTCATGCCAACCTTTAAAACCTCACCATCATCTAACATGATGTATTGTTTACCCTGCGCATCGCGTGGCAAGCCTACCAACGTCACCCCTGAGCCATTGAGCAAGTCAACCGCTGCCACCGTGCTAAGGTCACCCGATTGAATAGGTATATTTACAATGCCCAACGGCCTCACGCTGCTACCGTTGTAAATGAATATATAAGCATTGCCCGCTGTGGTGTCATCGGTACTACAAAGTAGTGCCGTTACCATACTTCCGTATGTTGTTGCCCCCGTGTAAATCGCTGCCGTGTTGGTGTTGCTGCCAAGCGTTGCCGCCCCGTCACCGTTTGCCCGTGTTGCTACCCCGCTTTTCTGATCGGTGAAAAATATGGGTTTGTCTTTTTGTGTTAATGGCATAGCTTTATCTGTAAACTAAATTGTAAAGACTTCTTAAATAGGCCAATTCCATTTCATCAGATAATTCAACTTTTGTTGCATCATTTCCGCTATCATCAGTAATGGTAAAATAATCAATAAAGTTAAGTTTTGTCCTTTGTGTTGCGGAAGTTCCGTCTCTTTGAATAGTGTGCCCACCTCCACCTGACGTTGGCCCAGTTGGTCCTTGGGGGCCGGTGGGACCAAGACTTCCCTGTGAACCTTGAGTTCCCTGACTCCCCTGTGTACCTTGCAAACCGATACTGCCCTGTGTCCCTTGCGGACCAGTAGCGCCCATTGACCCTTGAGTACCCTGAGAACCTAATGTCCCTTGGGTGCCCTGTGCTCCTGTCGCACCTAAACTGCCCTGTGTTCCTTGAGTACCTTGCAAACCGATACTGCCCTGTGTCCCTTGTGGGCCTGTCACTCCGAGGCTGCCTTGCGTTCCTTGACTCCCTTGAGTCCCCTGTGGCCCTGCTGCTCCAGCAGCACCCGCTGGGCCGGTAGCCCCACCAACACCCCTTAATCTAATTGTCCTACCCTGCCAATTCTTACCAGAAACATAGGCTTGTTCAAAGACATCTCCATCTTTTATGATTACCATTTCTTAATGTAATCTATCCTCCACCTTCTTATCCAGCGCTTTCTCGGCTGACCCTAACCACTTGTAAATCAACCTCTGCCCTCCCCAACCAAGCACTAAAGCTACCGCAAAAGCAAAAATAATGTAAGGCACACCCATCATAGCAATGGATTCAAAATCCGGTGTATAAGTTTTTAAAACAAAATGAACAACCAGATTTAGGCATAAGACAATTGCCGACCCAAAGAGGGTTGTCCAGTCCTCATCCCAAAACACTATCCAAATTTGATGCTTAGAGAAATCCGGATATTTTAAATCAATCGCCTTAATTTTTTGCAAGACTGAAAGGCTTATGCCAATGGCTTGCAGGATAAAGATTAAAAGATATTCCATAGAAATTACATTTATTTTGTCATTTCATATCCCGTTTTCCTCTCATTCTCCTTACCGTTGGATTATCGTCATCCTCATCCCTTGTATTCGTTAAAAATCTAAGCGTCTCAATCATCGTCTCCGTCATCTTAGTAATGTTAGTCTCACTCCTCTCAATGTACTTACTGTGTTGCTCCAGAACTTGATTTTGGAGTGACTGCGTGTTACGCATACTCGCCATCTCCTGGATGAACACGTTGAACTTCTGATCCGTCACATCCTGACGTGCCTCCACCCTGCTGATCCACCACTTGGACACGTAGAACAACGCACTACCAACAATGATGGCAACGAAGTACCAAAAGGCTGTATCTGGAATTGGTATGATGGTTTGGGCTATCATTTTACGATTCATTTTGAGTTCTATTTATCAACTGCCATCTGTTAAAACTGTTGGCGGTATCATACATGAATTCACACAATATTTTTTTACCCTTTAAAAACTCAGAAGGTAGTGTAGCCCCATATATTCCTGGATGTCCCGTTGTTGAACCGGTGAACCCAAAGGTGGCGTCTTGCCATGTAATGGCAGCTCCCGCTGGTCCCCCAAATCCACTGGTTGATGTCAACCTTATTACTAATCTCTGACCATTAACAGCCGTACCACTTGTAATTTGAAATGCGGCAGTAGTTAAATCTTGTTCCGTTATATCAAAAACATCATCCGAATTAGCATTTGGTTGTGGCGAGGAGGCTGTCGCCAAACTATTTACTGAAGGATTTCTCATGTTTGACCCAGCCGTTCCCTGGCTACCCTGGGTTCCCTGGCTGCCCTGAGTTCCCTGAGTTCCTTGTGGGCCTGTCACTCCGAGGCTGCCTTGCGTCCCTTGACTCCCTAAAGTTCCTTGAGTTCCTTGTGGGCCAGTAGGACCTAAACTTCCTTGACTCCCTTGGGTGCCCTGTGATCCTCTTGATCCGGCAGTGCCTTGAGTGCCCTGTGCCCCAGTAGCCCCTCTCTGAATGATCGTTACCGATAATGGATACCCAACAAGGGGACTTTGAGTAGGGAATGAATTTGCATTTGATAGTTTACGCAGGCAGTATAAAACGGCCTCCAATTCGTTTGCGTCAAACTCAGCCTTTTTGCGATAGGCTTTGAGCAACTTCATTATTTTCTGCCCATCAATGAATTTATCGGGCACCTCTATTCCCTCTGCTGCATTTTGAGAAACAGAAGTTCCTAACTCAACCATTCTTGTGGTTGCAGCCGTGATAATTGCGTTCTCTTCGTTTAATATCTGCGACATAGGTTAGTCTTCAGCTACGGCTCCGAGGTCAATTAAAGTCAAAACGTTCCATTCGGCTTCAGTGTTATCCCCTTGCTGATCGGCTGCAAGAACAACGCTCAGGTGGAATTCAATTTGATCAAGTCTTTCTTTCTGACGGTCGTCTTCACAAATTCCACATCTCCCCCTCTGGCTGTTTTGAGCAATTTGCTTTGACCAGTAGGTATCTGCATCGTAAGCCGTTGTGCGGCCAATGGCGTAGGTGTAAACGGTGGCATTATCCTCAATGGTTGTCAGGTCTGATACAACAGTCCAATCTCCACTCACTCCAGGCGTTCCAGTTGTAGATGTATTGGCTTGGTAAATAACCCCACCGTAGTACACCACATATCCAGAGGCATACGTTCCTGCCGTCCAGATTAAAATATCAATCAGTGTTCCTTCATACCAACCGTCAATAGCCCGGGCACAGGTGAATGCTTCTGCTGTCTCCTCATCATAGGCTGTGAGCGATTGAACCACATCAGCAACGTCATTCACGTTCTTTTTACGGATGATGGCATAGTGGGCCAAGGCGTTAAATGCCGGATTGGGAGTTCCGTACCCAGTTGGATTTGTCGATACATTATAGTCACCCGTGTCATTTGTCAAAGTGACCAGGGTCGATGTGAATGTTAGTGTTCCAGAAAGTTCAAGTGCCATATCTTTAATTTTTTAATCTTTAAAAAAGAGGGGGTACGACTTTCGCCTACCCCCCTCCACTTAACCCCAGACGCTTGTTCAAGGCGCCTCCTAAGCGGACCTTCCGAAGGCTTACGCCTTCAATACTTTTTTGAGGGCTTCGCTCATGTCCAGATACTTACTCCTCCCGTCCTTGTCATTCATAAAAAAATCCATCAAAGATTCAACGGGCTCTTTGTCTGGTGCCGCTTTGTGTATCTCTTGGAATTCCTTACCTAACAAATAAAATGTGCCCTGATCTTCTTTTAATATCCCAAAACTCAGGCACTCATAAATCTGTACTTTAAGTTTCGACTTCTTGTCGTCACTGCACAAGATCAGAAACTTAGGGTAAGTCTCTGACATTTTTATCATGTCCAACTTTATGGACTGCGAGTCTCCACTCTTCAGTGAGTGGATGTGCAGTTTTGTATCCGGGCTCTCGTTCATCTTAGTGGCAATAGCCTTCAAGTCACTAAGGGATGATTCCCTGACTAACTTCTGGGCTACCCATGAAATTTCTTTTTGCTGAAGGATGTTCTGAATCTCTTTTTTGTCCTCCATTAATTTGAATACTTGTCTCACTCTCTTGCCTCCCATAACCGGCCTGAATGGATTGGATGCATTGTCCTTCCTGCGCATCAAGTATTCAAACTTGGCATTTTCATCTGCCCTTACTTCCAGAATACCATCCACGAACTCAGGCTTCTCGTATTTCATTATCATCACTGGCGTACCATCAGTGTTCACTTTTGGAACCCCGTTTTCCATGGCCGGTTCCATACCGATTGGATTGCCAATTGTCTTTTTACTGTTCCCATTTTTGTCATACGGGTCAGTCACGTTCTGGCGCTCTGATATTTTAACCCGCTTTGGGCCTGATGGCTCCTCACGGTCCTTTTCTTTGATTGATTTGGAGAGCAGCACAAACGTTGCTACTTCTTCACCTTTTAGGGGTGCTACTTTAAGGGGTTCGCTTAAAACTTGATTTGTTGTCATTGTTTTTGGGGTTAATTGAATTTTAAATTAAGGGAGGTGGCAAACAAAGTCCACCTCCCCTTTTTATTGAATTAGGCCGCTTTACGCATCACTAAAAACTTGTTCCGGCATCTTACCTCAAGGCCCTGGTAGCCAATAACGTGTACCATCCAGTTGGCCTCATCGTTGGTTGCTCCACCGGGAGCCAAAGCGCCTGTAGACCAAGTGGCATAGGTGCCTTTATCTTGGTTGGCCGCTTGGTTGGTTGGCGAATACACCAGTTGGAGGTACGACTCTTGGTTGCCTCCACCGCCCGGGTCTTCGTTCTTGGTGCTCCCCATAGGGATGAAGATCGCCATATCAGGGTAAGGCATGTTGCCTGCTCCTAATGAGTCTGGGTGACCCAAACAATCCCAAGTCTGGAAATAGAAGGAATACGGCTCGATGTTGATTCCCTTGAAGTTGAAGTTAAGCGCCTGCTTCTCTCCACCGTCAAAAGAACTGAACGACACATTGTCCTTGTACTTCGCAAAGTCAATCAACCAGTTCTTCCAGGCTAGATTGATCCGGATACCCTGCCCTACCATGTATTCATGCTCTCCGTAGGAGTTGTTCAGAATCATGATGGCATCATCCACGGTTGACATATCCGGAGAACCGTAGTACTCCAACGTGTTTCCGCTGTCAGTTACCTGTGGGATAAGTCCTTTCACGGTTCTGATCGAGTTACTCGAAGCATCAGTAAGGCCGCTTGATGCGGTTCCTACCAACATGGAGTTCTCGATGGCCATTTCGAAACGATCCATTTCATCATCAATCCCTACTGGGTGAAGGAATTTCTTCCCTTTGATCATAATTGGTTCTGTCTCGTTCTGTGAGGCGTGATCCGTTACCTTATATCCACCACGGAAGGTTTGGATATAGTTGGTGACCTTCGTGGTCTTAGGAATACGAGTATCGGTAGCGGTGCTGTTTTCCTTGTGTGCATTACCGAAGAAAGAACACTTAGAACCTACCACGGCTGCCGCCACAACGTTTACGTTGGTTGTGTCTGCCGGGTAAACATCAAACGTGTGGGCGCTGTCCACTGCCCGGCTTAATGCCCTCACAAATCCTACAACTTCGTTCTCAAAAAGAACGGTGTTGTTCAAGGTTGGGTAAGATTGCGTTCCTGATACATCGTGGTCTGCACTTGCGATGGTGATCCGAACGAATGTGCTTTGATCGGAGGCCGCTGCAATCGTACATACGGTTGGGTACCACTGACCTTTCTCATGGAAGTAATACTCACTCCTGGTTGCTTTACGCTTCATGAATCCCTTCACGTTGCGCATCCATTTCAGGGCCGATGCCCGTGGCACCTTCCCGATTAGATATTTGTAATAGTCTCTGTCATAGATGTCATATCCACTGATCAGAGTATAGTTTTCGTTGCTGCCGCTTCCAGAGGAGACGGCTATGCCTGATACTTGACTTGCCATTTTTTTAGTTGTTTTAAGGGTTTCTCCCGCTTAGGAGGCTACCTCACAACACTACACGCCCATGGCTGCGGCCCACTTCTCTTCACGAGTTTGTGGGGTTTTGTTGCCAGCCACTTGGCCTAAATCACTTGGTTTTTTAGGGTCTGTGGCGTTTCTGGCTTTATTAATTCTCTCTAAATCTCCAATGGTTTTCCCCTGATTAAACGCCTCTTTGATAAGTTTCTCAGCGTTTCTCATGATATACTGCTTCCGCACTAAACCATTGAAATCAAAACCTTTATCGGTTTCAAACTGAGCCACCATCTCATTGTAGGCTTGATCTGGGTTGAAAATAACTTCTTGCAGTTGCTGAAGCTCCTTGGGGTCATTAAGGGCTACATTCAAAAAGTCATTCTCGGTGGGGTTGTCCTTAAATGCTATTTTAACTGCTGTAAGGCTCTTCACGGCAGCGATGACATTATTTTCAATGTCTTTTGCGATAGCCTGATGCTGGGGCCTTTCATCCACGGCCTTGAAGTCAGTTTGGACTTTCAGGATGGATTCTTTGGCACTCCGGTGAGCAAGGTCTAATTCGCGCTGTTTCAGGATGTTTCCTTCAATGTCACCGTACTTTTGTTCGTAGTCGGCATTGAAGTATTCAAGTGCTTTCTGTTCGGTCAGGTCGGCATTCTTTGGATCCAAAAGATAGGCCTCGAAAAGCGTTTCTTTTTTGTCCTTGCCTTCCGGCTCGTACTTTAAAGCCCTGAGTGTGCGCATGGCAGTGCCTATTTCGTCTCCGGTACTTTGGCTTAGAAGTTGATGAGCCCATTTCTCCCGCTCATTTTTGAACTTCGGCTCAAAGCCTTTGGTGGCCTGCTCTTGCAATTCATCACGCTGCTTTACCAACTCCTCATAATCTGTCTTGGATTTGATCTTCCCGCCCGTCAACTCGCTTAGGCGATTGAAAATTAAATCCTCAGACAAAGGTTCGCTTTTTACAGCTTCCGGTGCTGGTGTTTGTGAATTATCGGTATCAACCACAGGTGTCTCTGTGGGTGGAATGTCTTGATTTTGCCCGGTTTCTGGTGTTTCTACGGGTGTGATTACTGCCTCTGGAGTATCAATTTGAGGCTTTTCAGTGTTGATTTCTGCAATTAAATCTTCTGCTGTCATGTTGGGGTTACATTTGAATTGAATAATCGCTTATCCAAATGTAATAAAACTGTAACTAAAAAAGCAAATCCGATTTTTCTAATATGTGTTTTTTCTTAACTCGGCCCTTGTGATTTCCTCCTATGTGCTTATGCGGATGGCACACTTGACACTTAGGAACCCTGCACTTGTCGGCTAGGTGTTTCTCCCTTTTTTTCTTCCATCGCTTTGTGTCGTGGCGATTTTGACTCCTCATAGCTTTTTACACTTCTCCAAAGCCTCATTCATGCTGGTATAATGATCGGGCTGGTAACCCATTCGATCTGGGGTCTGATCAAGGTCTTCGTGCGGCATGTTTATCGTATTCCATGGCTTATTAAGGCTCGTGAAAATCCTGTCTGCCTCCCTGAGTAGGTGTGCGTCAACGCCATATTTCGATATATACCTATCAAAAACTGATAGCATGGACTTAGGAAAAAAGGCACCCCAACCAATCAAAGTACAGTCTATATCCTTATACTTTTCAATGAATGGCTTGGTCATGGCGTTGGTTATCTGACCGTTGTACTTGGAGAACAGCACTTGGAAATTGACCATGCAATCATCGTCTTGAACATAGATAATCTCGTTCTTTGCCTTCATGGCCGCCAGATACCTATGGTACACACTCGGGCATTCGGTAACGATAATAATCTCATCGAAGAATCCAGGTAGATCAAGGCGCTCTAAAACCATCTGAGGGTACTCTTTGTGGCGGGTGATTAGGATGCAGCTTATTTTTGGATGTCCGTCTACGCCTGGAGTCCCTGGCATTCCTATCTTTTGGTCAGCTTCATTCAAAAGAAACTTACTAATGAATTCTGATTTGCTAAACTGCTCACACGTGTCACTGAATATCACCCCGTCAGTTGTCTCATGCTTGTTCTCGCCTGGCTGGAGACCAATAATCTTGACTGGCGATTTGCCGTATACTTCCATGGCTGCCTCCAGCACAGTGCCCATTGAAACGGCTTTCATCTTGGGCACGAATGGAGTACAGTCTTCCGCCTTCTCAATACACTCGAATATCAAATCAACGGATTCTTGAACGGTCCAGAAAAACCTTGTCGCCTCCGGATCGGTCAAAATAATCTCTTCGCCCTTCTGCATCTTTGGTATCCATTTTGTAATAAACGATCCACTGGACCCAAAAACATTGCCGTATCTGACCACCCTGTACTTGGTCTCTGGGTTCATGGTCTCTGCTTCTGCCATCAATCTCTCTCCAATCTTCTTTGAGCACCCGTATACCCCAGTGCCTTGTGCTGCTTTATCGCTTGAGATGAACATCAGAACCTTTGGTTTTGATTGAAGTGACTCATTCATAATGTTCATCATTCCAACTATGTTGGTGAGAATGCAAGCATTTACAGCGGTCTCTGATAGACCAACATGCTTCATGGCCGCCAAAACGTAGCACTCATACGCTCCGGTCATTGCACTCTTAACTGTCCACGGATCCGAAATGTCTCCAACCATTATCTGAATATCTGGAAACTTTTCTTTAAGGGACACAAGTTGTGACTCGTTACGGGAGACGGCCAATATGTTTGTTCGGCCCATTGAGATTAGTCGGGCTACTAGGTGTACCCCTAAAAAGCCAGATGCGCCAAACACGACCGTCTTAGCCTGAGTAATGCCGGGCAGAATTCCTCTTGCCTGGTAGACTTCTTTTTCTTCTTTCGGTAGTAGCGATTGGTTTGTCATATAGTCTATGTCTTCTTGTATAAGCCCTGTTAAATTTACTCCTTCCCATCTGGCGGATATGGAAGAGTTTCCGAAATACTCAATGCACGGAATATGCATAACTCCAGTAATCAATTTGCTGCCGTGAATCTCAAACTGCCATGGATTTTTTATTGGAATCTTAATTTGAATCAATAACCAAATGAGATAGTCCCGATCCCAAATTGTGTATTGGGTAGTGCAGGGGTATTCTAAATGTTCTTCCGGTGTACTGTGGCAAAGTTTAATGCACCTAACCTCTGGGTTATTCTTTATGTACGATTCAGCCAGTTTAAATTGCTGTGCGTCTATTGGCCCTGAGATAAGGTAATCGTCTAATGAAAAAATAATGTGCTTATCCTTGATGTTGCTCAGATACTTTGCCAAATACTCAGCCCATTCGTCTACCGGCCCTTCGTAATTAAGGTAGGTAATATCAAATCCAGGCAAATACTTACCTGTTAGATATTTACTGGCAGGCACTATTTTCTGGCTGCCAGAGTAGCCTACGAGAATTATTTTCATATCATTTTTTTGGTTACAGGTGCATTCTCTGGCGTATGTCAATCCTTTACAAAAGCATACTTTTAAGCCCATCGTTCTGCTTTAAATTTAAAAATGTAGTGAGTTAGCGGTACTGGAACCAATCCCTCTGGTAAAAATCCAGCCTTAATAAAGGCCCTTATTGATGGCATGTTCCCTATCACAATTTTGGCCGTCATCCCATCTTTTCTGACTCTCTTCAGGGTGGTTGTGGCGTAATTCATACCTCTAAACAAAGGCGATACCCAAATGCTTACCTCATTATCTTGAACTCTAACGGCCCCTACTCTTTGCATGATCGTTCCTCCATCTTCAATAACTTGAAAGTACTGAATATTCTTTTCAAGAAATTTAATGTGGTCTTCCTTCTTAATCTCTTCTGAGGTTAGGAGAGCGAAGTGTCGCGTATCGGAATCATTTTTCAACTCCAACATGAAGTCAGAGTCATCCATCGTCATTGGTCTAAGATTCATATACGTGTGTTGGTGATCGTTGCTTATAAATCGGAAATAAATCTAAGTTAGGGTATCCTTGTTCGGACACAATTAAATCTGGCGGTCCGTCTGGATACTTTGAAAGTAACGATTGCATCAGCATCAACCCTCTTGCTGCTTGTTCTGGCTGTAAGTAGCAATTCCATCCAAGCATCGTAAAATTGTCTTCCAGTAACGGAACAGCGTCACGACCATCAAACCTTGCCTTCCGTAGCCACTTAACCGCTTCTAAGTCATCTGTAAGAATGCATGAGCCCCTGCCTATGGGTAAATTTTTTTTCACATGGAAGGAAAGGCATTGAAGTCCGGCATTATGCTTATGTGGTTCATACATTCCTTTCTTGAATCTCAGTGCCGCATCCCAAACTCGATGCGGATATAACTGGTATTCTCCTTCCCATGGCTCATGTTCAAAGATAATGTTCCCACCGGCATGAATTATCGAGCAAGCGACACCCGGATAAGTCCGGGCCGGAATATGAACGTTTGGCTTATGTCTATAGTTTTTAAACTCATAGACCAACGATAAAAACAAAGCCGATGTGCAGCTTTCCACGGCCACCGCATATTTGCTCCCGCAAAATTCAGCGATAGCATTTTCGAAATCTATAACGGTTTTGTAGGGGTTAGGTGCGCTCATTTTATATTTCAATTAAAATAGGGTTCCTTATCAAATCCTTGATAATCGAGACCGTTCCATCTCCGCTGTAATCTTTACCGTTGATCGTTAAAGAGCCCTTGTACGAATCTATATCATACTCATCTAATCCAAGATCACTGAATGCCCTCAACACAGTGTTGTTATGATCCTTCTCCTTCTCCTCTTGGGCATTAAAGTCAAAACGCAAATGCTCTCTCTCTGATAATCTGAGTGCCGCATCTTGTTGCCCTAGTCGTTGTCTTACAAAAACTTCCAATAGGTCATCACTCAATGACCTAATCATGGCAATCGTTTGGCGGGTTTGGATTAGGTTATTCATAGCGGCCATCCAAAATTTTGTTTACTGCGTTTGAAATGAAAAAGTCCGATCTCTTTCCATCCTCCTGATTCGGTCATATCAGCCTGGAATAGTCTATCCCCTTCTTTTTTAAGAATCGGTCTATCCGTGAACGGGTTCCCTTGTGGAGTTAGGTCATACTTATACCTCAATCCTGATACTTCAAGTATCCTTGAGTAGTCTCTCTCAATCCATCCTGTCGGCTCTGGACTTATTAAATTCATTTGCCATGTAGGACAATTGTAAAACAAATTCTTAACGCCAGATGAATTACGGTACAGGCTAAAGCAACCACACACGTATTCACTGTGACTCGAATAAACATCTAATTCAGATAGCGCTTCATCACTAGCCCATTTATTAATCTGACCCCACACTACGTCTAGGTCACAATGACCGTAAAAGTCATAATCTTTTATTTCTTCCTCATATAGAATCCCAAGTGACCCACGATAATCCCACGCCTTCGGGCTACCTCTCTCAATCCTACAATCAATTCCTAACTTGCTTTTAACTCTCTCTTTAAAGTCTGGTAGGTCTACATCAAGCATTAAGGTGTAGCCTTGTGGCTTCATGGTTCTGTTGAAATCGGCCAAGAATAAATCGAACCAGGGGGGGAACTCTCCGAAAAACGGGGTCAATAGTATTTTGGAAATCATGATTCAAAAAAATTAAGTTTAGCAAACTCACCAAATAACTCTTTAGCCTTACGGTCATACATTCTTGCTGCTGCTTCTTCTGAGTCAGAATATCCAAGATTAATTACTTTGTGATGAAGTGTTATGGAAACTTTCCAGTATGGCTGTTTTTTACTGTTTTTGTATAAACAAACCCCTTTGTACTTTGAACTGCCCCTCGTTTTCTTTTGATTCCTTAAATTCTGAGCTCGTGTTGCTACCCTTAAATTACCCTTTTGACAATCTAGTCTGACGCCATTTTTATGATCAATCTCCATCCCTATTGGCGATCCCATCAAAATTCTATGTGCTTTAACTTTTTTATCGGTATTTTTAATCTTATCCCAAGACCCCCTAATTGATGCTTGGGCATACCCATCTTTGTCCATTGACCAACTGTAGTTGGACATCATGTCATAATCCTCATCATCTACTATGAGAAATTTACCGGCTGCCTTTGTCCCTCCTAATTTTATTTTTCTCATAATATCCATTCACTTTTCCTACGCACAGCATCGAAGTGTGGCCTGGTTGATGGTAATGTCAATTGAGATTTGAAACAATCAAGCGCCATATCTTTTAAATCAGCTTCGTTGTGAGTTGGTTTAACTTCCCATGAACCCTTAACGATATTGAAGTCTCCCATAACATAAGTGCAGTATTGTTCACACTTATTTTTTCCAAATAATTCAAGCGCAACCTTCCCAATCAAATTGTGTTGTGGGTTCCCATTTTCGTGTTGAGCCGGGATGTAAACTTTCTCCGGGTTGAAGTGCTGTAATCGCTCACGTAAAATTTCTTCGGTCAATTCATTGTCGGGTATGTCTAAAAATACAACCGGGCATCCGGCTATTTTAGCTGCCTCTACTGTTTCCTTCCTCCGTGTGTCGGCATCACAACCAATATCTCCTCTATTCGGCTGAATGAATGAAGATGTTACTGATACCAAAATTGGTTTTACCCTGAGTAAAGTATAGAAGCCATAAAGCACAGCATCATCTTGATGTGGTTCTATAAACAAGACATCACTTATCGGTTCTGCCGGAACTCTATTCCAAAGAATATCACGATTGTTAGCTGTTTTCGCCATCCGTCTCCATTGTGTAGCGTTCTCCTGAATCGAGCATATTGAAGCCATCCACTGAATAGCCTCCTTGAAGTTTGCATTGATTTTTATAGCCTGACAAACGGCATCTCTCGCATCCTCATCCAGTCCTTGCGCTGAATACGCCTGGCTCATTACCAGAAACGCTTCCGCTTTCTCTGCTGGCCAGTGGCTAACCTGAACGTATCTTCCTAATGTATATGTGCATTCTTTGTACTTCTGCTTGTACCAATACTCCCTTCCTAAGTAGTAAAGATTTCTGCATGATGTCTCGCCTTCATCCTCTACTGTTTTCTCCAGCATTCTCAACGAGCGATCAGGATCAAGCTCATGAGCAGGACTGTAACCGTACATGATTGATACGTTCCCTACTTCTTCTCCTTCACCGGGGATATTCAGATGTTTATGAATTGGCTGGCACCAGTATATCTCCGGTGTGTTTCTGAATAATCTGCCAAATCCAAATGTATTAGGTAAACTGCCTTCGGCTACCATGACTACGCGGATCATGTCTTTGCCCAACTCTACGGCTTCACGAACGGTTTTTTCATCTGATAGGAGACATTCGTCAGAATCCAAACTTAAAATCCATGAGGCATCTATATCAACCCTGTCTCTTACTTTTCCTAACAGAAAATTTTGGCAGTACGAAAAATCGTCCGGCCATACGCAATCAAGGAACACATTATCTGTGTACTGTCTTGCTATGGAGACCGTTTTATCTTGACTCCCCGTGTCCAAAATCCAGATCGAGTCACACCACTTAACTGATTCTAATGCCCTCCCAATTAATGCTTCTTCATTTTTACAGATGATGCAGCAAGCGATTGTCTTTTTTTGATTCATTTTAATCTATTTGCCCAGTAGTTTAAGTTCTTTGATTTCGTCCGGGTATTCTGGAAATGGAGTAATAGGATTGAAGTACTCAGTTTCGTAAAAGATGTGGATCATGTCAAAGATAATCTCACTTGCTCTTACTGCTTCTCCGTCAGATGTGAGGCCCTGCATAATAGTTCCTTGTTTTATCGGATCGTCACCGTCCTTAAATATAAAAAATGTCATAACTGAGTTTTGCTCCTTTTCCCACTCCCATTTGCAATTCCATGTCGGCCCCAAGAATCGCATTATATGGTCACATATACTGTCTGCCTGTTCCTTATTATGTTTCCCAACAAAACTTCTAACATCCCACTTGTCAATTTCACGAACCTTGTTCTGAGCCGCTACTAAAACATTGTTGTCAATTCTATTTAACTTTTTCTCAAGCCTAAAGACAGTCCACAGGACTAATCCAACATACATGAACGTTGTAATTATTGGTATCATATTCCTTTTGGTTTCTTTACTTTTATTAATCGCTCTTGCGCCCTGAAAATGATTGGGAATATTCTTTGAAGGGTGTTCTTGTTTTCAGCCTTATTAAGTTCATCAAGTATCTCTTTGAGAGATTCAACAAGCTCGTCACTTTTTGCATCACTTAGTTTTTCGTCAATGGCCTGACACATGAAAGCAGTAATGGAAACACCCGTAACCTTCTTATTATCACGTACTTTACTAACGGAAGATTTTGGAAGTTTTACGTTCTCGTATTTTGGTTTCTTTACCATCCACACAAAAGTAATTTTTTTCCTACAATTTCCAAATTAGAGCACAAAAAAAGGAGTCCTTTTGAGACTCCTCTTATTGGGGATAGATGAAAATTAGGCGTCAACAGCCGTCTGCCATTTGGCGGTGGCCCCTGCGGTAGCAGCAGTTGGCGCCCAGAAGTGAGCTCGCTCACCGGCTGCAAGGGAATAAGCAGCGGTTGCTCCGTTAATTGTGTTTTGGTCTGATCCTGTTGCAGAGGATGTTGGCCCTGGGTAAACGCTGATCGCGCCAGTCAATCCATTTACTATAACAGTAAGGTTTCTTGACTTTGGATCGGGAAGCCTTACGCTTCCACCGTTGATGGTGGAGATTTCATTGTAGTACTTGGATGCAATGTTCCGATCTGCTGCCGTGGCAGAAGATGTGGGGGCAAGATTCTGATAGTGCTTTGTGAACGCTATTGAATTGGTTGCTCCTTGGGAGAGTGCTTGCATTGCAAGTACCTCATCTGGTGATTCGTGAACTTCAACCTTCTGCTTCGGGTTTTCAACCTTCAGGATGGTTGCGTTACGAACGGTGTCTGGAACCAAGCTGAGTAAATCAGCCGATCTCAGGTAATAAACTTTTGGGCGACCCAAAACGCTGCTTGCGGGGCCAATCTTCTTAGCCGTCAGCGGGAAACTCAAATCCGTTAATGCCATGTTTGATAATTGTTTAGTTAAATGGTTTTATTAAAAGTAGTACGAATCTACAACCGTTAATGCGAATATACAAATTGCAAGATTCACATATTTTTCACAATTTGCCCGTGAGTGACAGCCGGTTGCTCATTTTCATGATTGTTTCACCCAGGGTTGGATGGAACGGTTTAAAATAGAGAAAGGCCCCGCTTCTTTTTTCATTGTCGGGGCTTTTTTGTTGCCAGTTAATGATTGTGTAAAAATATTCCGTGTAAAATTTGCCCAAATGTGAGGAAAGTGTAATCTTTGGAACGTTAAGGGTGCGCCATTCGTTGAATGCCTTGACACGCATAGATATTTTTAGCCCTGACGGGGAGGTAGCGCACACCGAACCGTCAGGGCTTCGTGTTTTTATGCGTCTAAAGCTCGTTTGGGGGCACGAAGTTTCTAAGCCGGTACAATGAGGGGGCGGTTGCGCCACCGGCAAGTGGATCCCAAAGGAAAGACCCACGCAACAATGCAGGCCGATACTGTAAGAGGAACTTTCCAGACTGATGAACGCGGTGTTACATCGGGACTTGCTCAAGACGGCTCGTCCAGTCAAGCAAAAAAATAGGGTATGGGTAGGGGGACTTATATCCTTCCCATACTAAGTACGGTCTGAACCAGTAAGCAATAACATTTTATGGGTAAGTTCTTAGATATTAAATTGAGAAAAGAAAGAGAAAGGTTAAATGGATTCAGTGGTTCATTCAACCATAAAATCAATACTCAAAAGCCATTCAAAAAAAAGAAACCTAAAATCAACAAGCAGAGGTACCACAAATATTTATTGTCTGAAAAATGGAGGGTGTTTCGAGAGCTTGCATTAGAATTTTATGGACGTGTTTGCGGAAAGTGTGGTGGAAGGTTTAACCTTCAAGTTCATCATAAAAACTACATTAATATTTTCAATGAGTCATTCGCTGATGTAATGATCCTATGTAAGGTGTGTCACAGAAATGAACATAAGAATTTAATATGGGAGAATGGTAAAAAATCACGGTACATGCGAGACCCTAAATATAATACTGATCCGGTAACCTACTTTCCCACTAAGAGTAAAATGGGACCGCTCAATTCTGACAAGTCAAAAACTCCCCCTCTATTTCCTGAACAAGCTGTCCGTGTGGAACCCTTGCCATCACAACCATAAAGTTTAGTACATGGTGATCTTTGGCGTAAAAGACTGTGTGATGTGGCCTGGCCATAAAACATTTATTGTGAGGGGAAAATTTATTGTACCCTGTGATAATCCGGAATTTCTTCAATTCCTTACCATCCATTAAGTCATCAATGCTCATTTCTTTGTGGTTGAGGGTTTTGGTCTTGATTTAGCGATCTGTAATTGATATTGGCCGGTTCGCTCCACCACCATTAACTTAGTCATCCTATCTTGTTCGGCATCGGACAAAGCAAGCCCTTGGTCTAGTTTGGCCTTAACGCTTAACAGAAATGCCTCATTGGCTATTCTCTGTTTGTCGGCCCACGCCTGAGCCTGAGCCTTAGTCCACTCATATTCGCTCTTCATGCCCCACTCTTGTTGCATCTCACCCATTTTAGCCTCACTGGCTGCCTGGTTAGATTGAATCTGGGCTTGGGTGTTAGCCTGAATTTGGGCATCAGACTGTGCCTTGGCGGCTTTTTGCTTCTGGCCCCAGTACATTTTCATTAGTTTGATGGCCCGGTAGATATTGGGTTCCATCTCTACTTCGAATGCCTCAAATTCATACAGACTGCCAGCCGCAACACCCTGAGCTAATAAGGCTGATAATTTAGCCCTCATTTCTTCTGTAGGTTGTCTTTCAAGGTAGCATCCTAGTTCATGGTGGGTTAAGTCGGAGAGGAGCGCCAATGTGCTCATTTTATCCATTCCAATGGCCTCAGTATAGTGTGGAGCCAGGCCGGTTGCGGCCATACCAGAGATAAACATGACGGTTTTCTCATGGGTTAGCAGGTTCACTTGGTCAAATCCGAAATAGAGAGGCCGGAGGGCATCTTCCGTTGCTCCGGCAGCCATGGTAGCCACAGCCTTGCCCATTTCTGAGTTAGGCGTAGAGGCGTCTGTAAGCTCGTTTAAGCCTATCTGGTCGCGGAGTAGGTTGATGTCGTTTACGATGAACTGGAAGTGTTGTGATGCGGCAGGGTTCATTCCATTCAATAACTCTGTCACCGGTGGTCGGTTGGACCTGTTGCCCTGAATATCAGTTTCCTTGTAAAGCTGGTCGCCTGTCTGGTAGTAGAGTTCCAAAAGCTGTTTAGGGGTGATGCGCTTACCCCCGGCACCCTCCAAGGAGACATCAAGCAAAGAGGTTATGTTTATCGCCCGGCCAGATGGCTTGGATTTGGCTGCATGGTGCTGGTACTGGAGCCAGTTGATCTGGATGTTGTTGAAAATAGGGATAACGACTTCAATAGGAGACTTCTTGAGCTTGTAGATGGTGAACGGGCTCACGGTCCGGCCTAAGTTGGACTCGTTCTTGAGCATATCCTTTGACTTCCCGTAGTTGAAAACGTACTTGGTGCCCTTCACCCACATGCACTGATACTGATTGTCGAGACTGTACCGGATGACCTTGCTGTTTGGATTGGCCTCGTTGTAACTCTGTTCTGTTACCTTGTTCATCCTTTGCTCCTCCCACCAGTCGTATTCCTTCTGGTTGACAGATACGTTACCTAACTCATTTTTCTGTACTTGGTAGGTCTCCCAATCGGGTGAGAACCAGATCAAATCCCGAACTGTGATCTTGGTGTTGTCCCACGGGTAGCACATATTCTTCTCGTAATACTCCCGGGTGCCGGTATTGCTGAAGTTCATATCTCCAACCGTTTCGGCAATTTTCTTGTAAACCTCTTCGGTGAACTGGTCCCCCGCTATCTCTTTCAACTGACCGATAGTCAAATCCCAATCCTCATACACCCACTTGGCATCTTCGAAATTGTCTTTCGTGGAGGATGCCATACCCATTCTCTCTCGGACACATCTCCTGCGCCTGATCTTGTTTCCTACCCTGTAAGTTTTTGTAGTCAGCCAGCCAATCTCAACGGCATCTCTGGCAACGGACATCAATATTTCAGTGTAGTTGTCCTGCTCGTTTATCTCCCGTAGCATATCCTGAACCGCCAGGCAGTACTTCTCCTTGTAGAACATATCTTGGTATGTCTCCACCTCACCCAAGTTCTGTGGAGGTGGCATGGTATCCTCATTGGCCGGCCCCTCAAAAGAAATACCCGTGGAGGCGGTTATACCATCTAACAACGGTTTGTTGATAACGTACTCCTGAAGTTCAATTTTCTTCTTCCGCCTCTCATCCAGGGCCGCTTTGTCGATGGCCTTTATCCCAACGCTGTTGTCTCGCTTGGTGATCTTCCCGATCAGGATGTTTACAAATTTCGTGGCCACGTCAAGTATCTGCCAGTCCAATACCCTGTAACTCTGATTGTTTGGGTCGTTGGAGACTTTCTTGTTTTTCTCCCCCAGGATAGGCTTGTAGAAGTCTATTGGCTGATCGCCACGGGCGAATGCTCGAAGCCTTTCGAAGTCAATCTTGGTTTCTTGATTTGGATTGTTGGTAGCCTCAGCCCACTTTAGACTGTACTCTTTTGATGCTTTAACCTCGGGACTTACAAAGTCGCTGGGGAACATCCCGTTTCCGCCTGTTTCAATTTCCTTGAATGCCATAGCAAAAGTATTTTAACCAAAATTAGTTATTTTGAGAATCAATGTAAACCCCGACCGTTCCGGTGTTGTCTACCGGGTCGAACCACTCTGAAATATTTGACTCAACCGGGGCTTCTTCTTTATGCACCTTCCATGAGTGAATGAGAGCAAACCCACTGCTTACGGTCGGGTCATGTTGGGTTATCTTATTAGGGTCGAAGTTCATCCAGTCCTCAATAGTCCTATCAAATGGCATCCTCATTCCGTGCTCATTGATGAAGGCAATTAGTTTGCTGGTGTACTCATTAATTACTTCAGTAGTGGAGGCATAACCGGCATCCGTGCTGTCTGTCTGCACCTCCAACCCAATACCTTCGATAAAGTCCTTTGGATAAGCAAGGAACTGATCAAGTCCATTCTGTTCGAAGTAGCTGTTAATGGTTTTGATGTTCCGCTCAGGGAGAACCTTTGCGCCTAAAAAGAAACATGCCATAGCCAAGTCCTCACAGTAAATCTCCGGATCGTCCGGCCTATTAATGTACTCAAAAATAAAATTATGGGACTTCCACTGTGGCTTTGGCTTCCCATGATCAACTGAACTGTCGTACATCCTGAATCCATGTATGGAAGACTTTGAAGCCCTGGGGTCAACCGTCCTGGAAAACTGAATAGGGTCGGTGGCTATCTTTATCTCATTGACGTTTTTAGGGAACGGCATCATCACGGCCTTGCCTCGCTTATTGTATGCCCACTCCTTCTTGAAGTTGTTGAGAAATTTCCAGTTGTCAGGTGTTGGGCTAGTCCTATACTCATCCGGGAACCATGCCCAATTAAATCTCCCTGCGTGTTCGTCTGGTGCGAACCCAACAGGACCAAACTTCTCTTTCAACCAATACAGATTCCCAGTCACGTATGGAGGCTTAGTCATTTCATTTCTGATTTGGTTAAGCCTGTTACTAAGTATCTGTATATTGAATATAGACTTCGATTGATCTTTGATAAATGCCTCTGTCTCGTTGATTGGAGACTTACGCATACGTGAACTCAGTTTTTTAAGGTCATGCTTAACGGCTTCACGGTCATTCTTAATCTTCAGCGCTGAGATTTGTCGATCTACTCTTCCGAACTTATCACAAGGGATGCCCCAATTCTTTTTATCACTATCAATGTACTCCTCAAGTGAGGTGTCAGTATCAAGAGCGGAAATCAAGTGTCTGTGAATCTTAGCGGTTGTGTATCCGTTTCCGTCTATAACTTTCGGATCAGCCTCCTTCCAAATTTTGTGACACTCATCGCCTCCCTCGTTCATCTCCTCAACAGTCGTTGTTTTTCTGTCTATTCCAATTTTGCGATGGTTACGGAAAACACATTTCATGTTCACTTCATGGCGAACGTAAACGTCACCTACTTTTTTAGGGTCCTGCTTTCCAACCTCATCTTCCAGAATATCCGATAATGTTTCAGTGTCCAGTGCCTTTTCGCCTGGTTGGGCCGCGAAGATTATACTGTTTAGTTCTTGGTCTCGTCCAAACTCAACTCCCCGGCTAATCTTTCCTTTTATAGCTGGTCGGGTGAACACAAGGGTTTCCTGTGGATTTGTGCCATGCGAAAACTGTGGTTTGAAGAAGGATGGAAGTCTATTGAAAAGCGGTACTGTTTTAGCCTGTATAAGTACCCCCTTAGCATCATTCTCAAAGTGTTTACTCTGGAGTGCTGCCCGGTGATGGTGAAACATTGTGGCTCGATTTGTAATACAGGCTATCTCTTCGTTGGTATTATGAGTCACCGTACCATCCTCCAGACAGAATAGATGGTCACCATCAATTACAAATCCAAAATACTCACCCCGCCCCAAATGGTTAATCTCATCTATTCTAGTAACCAGATTGTCCTTATTAGGAATTCCTCTATTCTTCTTTCTGTCCAGTAAAACCGGAAGACTAACCTTTCCAGAAAAACCAACCCTATAATACGATGTTCCGTTAACAATTTTTTCATGCATCCTTGCTCTAAATCCTAAACCATTGCATAAAATGAGTATTTGGTCAGCGAGTGGCTTTCTAACCTGAGTTATTTCATAACGACCTTTAGAAAAACTTCCATCCGTGTCAATTAACCCAGCTAAAAGCATTAGTCTTACTTCTCTTGTATTGTATAAATAATTTTCTGGAATGTGTTTATTTTTGATAAGATTCATTTTCCTCATAGTGTCAAGAAGAGGATTTTTATTTGTTCTAGCCCCTTCTTTTGACAAACAATATCCTGATGCTTTCCCGCTTGTAAGAGAATTATGTTTTGATAACTTCTGCCCAATGCTCTTACAGTACGAATCCAGCCACATAACAATTTCTTTGTCCATTGTAGTGATTATCGGATAGGCAGCATGTCCATCCCCCAACCAAAGCCCTAAGAAATAAGGATTAATTTCTATATCTTTTTTCTCGTATGTTACGCCTACCTTGTAACCGCTAAAGATATTTTTAAACGATTGACTTTTGTTCTTAAATTCAAGAACGTTCATATTACAAATATTCCCGTAGTCAGGGTAATTCCTTTTATATTTTCCTCGCTTTATTCTACCAACGAAAGAAGCCCCAGTGTTTCTCTTTAGGGACAAGATATGCTCGCTATTCACGACATAGTTAACTCCCCTATTCTGGACAATTTCATACAAGTCATCCTTACCGGTTGCAATAGATAGTACATTCCTTGGCTTTGAATCTGGCCCCATTAATCTATCTCCAACCACAACATCTTCAACATTTTTAAACCCACCATCGTACATCATCACTTTAGTTCCAATGCCAAGGCATTTCCCCCCAGCCCTGGGGCCGACAAACAGATAACCTAAACTTCTAGGGTTCTCTTCACACCATTGGCGAATATAAAAATTGTTTTTAGAGTATTCGTAGTAGAACGGATACCCGTCATTTTCTTTATGATCCCATCTGCACCATTGCAAATACCAATAATGATGGTTAGTTATGTAAGTAGGAACCCCATCGTTATAGAACCAAACACCGAACATCCTCCTATGCCACTCGCGCCTCCGGTATCTCTCTAAGATCGGATCGCAATAAGTAACAGCCTTTTTTTGGCCACTAATAACTAAATGATATTCTTGATTTCTCTTGTACTCCTCCTCGATGCTTCGTTCCTGATAGTAGTCAGGCAGTGGTTGGCGCTTCCAGTATTGCTCTTCACGCGGGAGTCCGTAGTTGATTATTTGAGATGGGTCTGATGGCGGTGGCAGGTGACAGATAAATCCCTCACCCAAGTCTATCTTGGTGCTGCCATTAGTTTGAAGAAACATTCCCTAATATTAATCTTTCAGCATTCTCGGGAGTTACCATTTCCCCGAACTCTGCCTCCATCAATTCTTTTTTTGAATCACCATAAAACTGAGAATATAGGTTCTCAAGTTTCTTAATCCGCTTGTCACAAGCCTCCATCAACTCATCCTTTTCGTTGGCAGCAGCGTAAATCTCTTTCTTTCCACCCTTGAACCCAAATAATTCATCATCTTCCTCATCACCCTCTTTGACTTTTTTCTTCTTCCCGGCATCAATGGCCATAAACCGTAGTCCTTGAAACTCGTAAAGCTCTTGCTCGGTCACTGTAATTTCCATCCACACCTGATGTTTCTGGAACTTCAGGTAGACCATGATCGCATTGAACACCGTCTCATTTCGAATGTCCATGATGTCCTGAATCTCATCTGGCCACTTGCCATTTTTTTCTCTTTCAATTTCAGCTTCGAACGCTGCGGCATCCTTTCTAGCTTTTAAGTCGGATGGGTGTTCGTGTATAAGATCGGTGTCCTTAGAGTATAGAAATAGAATGTACGAAACAACTTTTCGCCAACTCTTCACAGCTTTCAATTTTACCCACTCAGGATGTCTGAATAGTTCAGGGAACTCCAGGTCTAAGGGCCGGGTAGCCTTCTTAGGGTTGAACTTTAGGGAGGCGAAACGTTCGGTCATAAGTAGTATCGAATAACCAGACTAAGAGCGAGTAAAAACAAACCCACCTTAAACAGAATAAACCAAAGCGGGTATATCCTAACTAAAAAAGTTTTCTCGTTAAGCCATCTCACTATCCGGTCCGTGGCGGCTTCTTTGCCAACGTAGAAAGGAGCCTCGCCCTTATAGCTATTGTAAAACAAGTCAAAGCAAACGTAGAAGGTTGTGTATCCTACTAATATCAAGGTTAAATTGCTCCTATCTCCTTGTTGAATCCAAAGTATCACCGGGACGAAAGCCAGAAGAATGCCCCTAAGCGTAGCCTGAATGTAGTGGATGCCTTTAATATTCCTTTGGCTGTCTTGTTGCGCTAAAAAGGTGGCATACGCTATTGTGGATAAGAATGTTACCAGCAGAACAATGGCCCTCCCACCGAACTTTATTACTCCGTAATCTCCGTTAACCTCTTTGGTTAGTGCAAGTATTGTGCAGGAAACGAAGAATACACCGAACATCTTTATTTGTGTAAGCATTGACATAGTTAAAGTTGTTTAAGCATTTCAACTAACTCTTTCTGTGGGGCTAAATCTCCCTTATCAGCCCTGAAATTGCAGTGCGTGTAAACGCCCGGAACCCCCTTAATTGCGTTTACATTGAGGTCGAAATTTGATACATCAAATGTTGCAGGAATATTGAAAGCCTTACAGTAATGACGTATCCACTTCCATAGTGTTTCAATCTCCTGATCTGTGTAGCGCTCATAGTATTTTGAGCCACGGAAGGGCTTTTCATAGGTGCAAACTTTAGATTCTGGAAGAGTGATTGGCCTTGTTACGGTGCTCGCCCACGTATGGTACTTCCCGTCCATCAATCTGAGTGCACCCCAGTTGCATACCTCTATACCAATGGTTCTGACTTCAATGGCAAGGTTTGTTTCCCTGTTGTTCGTTCCGGGGACCAGCTTGTATGCCTTGTCATTCCCCCCTACCCCCTGAATGAAGTAGCCAACGTGTGAAGCCCAGTGCTTTGGGTCAAATGCCTGGATAAGACTTCCATCATCGGTTAGCCCAAATGCGGTAGCAACCCTGTATTTATCGGCCTTCCAGCCGTCAATCATACCTCTGGAGTTATCCCATCCGGCTGAAAAATGTAGCACTAATTGGGTTTTCTTAAACTCCTGCTTGAAGTATTGATCTTCAGGAAGAGGATAATGAACAACTTTGGATAAATCCAGTTCGCCAGTCAAATTCATACCCCGAAGGTATAAAATTTACAGATATAGCTGAATATCGGTCGCCCGGATGACTTTGTAGTCCTCCCCGTCATGCTGGAATTCGCTCCCGGCAGTCTCTGGGAAGGTTACTGTTTGGCCTACTTTCACCTGTGGCTCCTTTGGAAGGCCACAATGTCTGCAAGCGCAACCCTCGCCAACAGCCACAACAACACCCTTTTTTGGAGCTCCCTTGGCGTTGTCTGGGATCCATAGCCCACCCTCGGTTTTTTCCGCAATGGTCTCTGGTTTTACTATTACTCGGTCTTCATTAGGTCTGATTGGAAACATAGATTTACGGGGTTACGTGATTAAAAATAGCAAAGCCCAATGCTCTCTACTTCATTGGGCCGCCATAACAAAAAAACCAATCTCTTATGTGCTGTAAAATAAGTCATTTTAGGCCGTTTTTGCAAGGTGAATACCCCAAACATAGCCAATATCCACAGAAATGAACTTTTTGCCATCAATTTCTATCGGCTGCCGGTCGGCCTCTCCAAGCTCAACCAAGTCTCCAACCTTCAACTTGCTCTTGCCGGGGTGGATAATCTCACCGCGTTGGACAATATCTGGTTTTACCAGGTGAACTCCTGTTTCGGTCACCTCTGGTAGTTCTTCCGGCTTTATGAATACATTGGTGCCTACCGGAACCGGCTCACCGTTCTCGAATTTCCCAACCAAGTGCTTGTGGAGGATGGCAAAATAGTCATGCCCCTCAATCTTATTGGTCCAATCGCTGTGTCTCCTGTAAATGATACGATCCCCAGGCACCACATCGCACGTATCTCCTTTCCATGGAGTGCCTACGTGCCGGACGAAACCTAGTAAAAACTTCTTCTGAGGGGCTGTTTTTGCCTGTATCCACTGATCTTTCGGCCTGAGCATAGGTTTCCCGTCCTTGCCCATGATATTGCTTCTGGTGGGGATCAGAATGTCATCCCACGTCTCCATGTCCGGGTCAACCAAAATGTAGGAAGAGTTGGGGGTAATTTTTCCATCCCGCACTGAGCAAATAACCTGATCGTACCTAACCTTAAAATACCAAGTTCTGTTCGGTGGCAACCCCTCAACTTTAATCAGGTTCTTATCAATGATAGTATTGAAGTGAAAGTAGATTGTGTCACCCACCCCAATCTCCATGGATATGTCAGAAATGGTCTTGTACCCAAATGGACTTCGGTCATTATACGATGGGATACCAAGATGTTTCTGTGAGATGGGCATATCGGAAAGATGCTTAGGCACACTCACTACCTCGCCCTTACAATTGGTGTGTTTTTTAGGATCGTAAGTTGTATCAATCACAATCTTTTTACCTCCCTCTCCTTTTATTGGAGTATCCTCGTTGCTGAGGGAGGTGGTCTTGAAGACGATGTAATTTTGCCAGCTATTAAACATTTATAAGGGTTGTTTTAATGTACTCCCTGCACTCCATCACTCTCTCGTAGATGCTTTCTATAATCTTGTTGTCTCGCTCCACTACAAAGGAAACAATTCTTTTTTCGAGTGGGATATTAAACTCCCATTCTTCCGGGTTCTCTGGAACCTCGCTGTTCAAATCAAAGTATGGGTTATCCTTTTTGAACTGAGCCATGTCGAAGATCATGTTTCTTTCGATCTCGATGGCTTTCTCTTTGTACTCTGGAGAATCTTCGCTGGCACCAAGCTGGTAGAACATATTCAGTTTCTCCTTGGTGATCAGTCCGGGAGGCGCATTGACCAGACAATGAGAAGTCGTCCATCGCTCCGCTCCGGTTAGGGCTATGTACCCATGGTCCTGCCACTCATACTTAGGGTCAATCTTCTCCCAGTAGGGCATCGTGAATAGTTCCCAGGCTGCTTTAACATCGTGCCCCTCCTTTGCTCTTTTCACCGATTCACCAACATAAGCATCTGGTTCTCCGGTCAAAAACTTGTTCGAAATCCTTTCGGTATTCTTTTTAAGGAATATCTTTTTAGTGAGCGATAGGAGTGTCAGGCAGTGCTCCTCCATAGTCAACCCCTTCTCAAGATACTTAGAGGTAATCATTTTCTTACGGTGGTACTTGTTCTCCAGGTACAACTGCTCGGAATATGTTTTAGCTGATACCGATATTTCAGGATTGTCGCGCTTGTTGATAAGTCTTGCAAGTTCTTCTTCCTGTTTCTCAGTACGCTTCATCTTAATCATGAGAGCGTCAATGGTCTCCAATTGCTTGTCGGTAATTTGGTTCCTGCCATCAGACATTATATCTGAAATACGATGGCACCGGAAGAGTAGTTCGCTTGGGTCAATCACGGCTTAGTCAGTTCAGCCTTACGGGCCCTCCACTCTTCTAAATTCTCGGCATCGTCAATGTCTGGACCCAATACCTCCAAGTCGTCCAGCGTTTTGGCTTGCTTTATAAGCAAACTCATTCTTTCTTGCTCCCTGTTGATTGCGGGGTCCGGCTTGTTGTCCTCGTACTCAACATCAAGGGTATCGGTATCTTTGATAACGGCTTGGTCTGTTATCATGGCTTTCTCCATCTCAATGGATAGTGGACCGTTCTTAGAGATGTTCAGTTTGGTCACTGTTTTCAAAGCCATCGCGTCAAAGTCCGTTGTCCACTTGCTGCTTTCCTTCACCCACTGAGTTTTACTTCTGAATGTCTGGCTATACCGGAGAGCGTGTTTGTTCATGGTCTCAGTGCTCATGTAGAAGGTACTCTCAAACCCATTGATGAGTTTGAAGTATGAAACGTAGCCTATAATCTTATCGGACTTTTTGAGTTTCCAATCAAACTTGAATCCTGTTAGTGGGTTCTCCTCAATCAATTGTCCCTCATATACAACCGCATCAGAGATAATAAGGTATCTACCTGTTCTTTGGGCCAACTGTTTGAACCCCTTCGCGCCAATTTGGAACTGGCATTCAACCACTTCGTTTGGCTTGCCTACATTTTTCTTGTAGGGAATAAGGTAAGCAAAACTCAGGTTTGGATTAATCGGGAGATCAAGTGTAGCGGCCATCAATGCGGCTGTGTAAATGCTTTCCGTGGAGGCATTCTTTAGGTCGTTGTTCATATTGCAGGCCGCGAGAACGGATGCTATAAACCCGGTAGCCTTAGAGCCTAATACTTCCGAGAACTTACTTTTGATGGCCTCAGAATTGAGAAATGCGCTTACTGATTTGATTCCTTGCTTAGGAACTTCAAGGTTTGCTTGCGGGGGTTGCGTTACTTCTTTTGTCATGGTTATTGGTTTATTGTTATTTAGTATTTCTCTTAACCCACATTGAAAGTCTGGCTGACAATTCCCAAAACTCCTCTGACTCCCATTTGAGTTTTGTGGGGTTAGGTTTATTCTCTGGCTGGGCATAGTACCTATAAAATTCATTCAGCGTATCCCTGCCATACTTCTCAAGGAATGGTTCTAGGCTCACAGCAAAAGCGTGTTTCTTTTGCGCTAAGGTTCGTTGACTTTCTGTTAAAAAGCATTCAATCCCATCGAAGTTGTTACGTGCCCAAAGGGCCAGTCGCCTCTCTAGGCTCCATGTCTTTTGAGTTTCCCATCTCATCTTTGGTTTCTTAGCCCTGTTGGGCTCACTCCAGTATGAGATAAACCGAGCTATCATTTCCGGGGTATAGATAGTACCACCGATAGCCTGTACTTCCTTTCGGAATTTTTGTTCTCGCTCTTCGATTGTCATAAGTGATCGAGCGTGATTAGTTTCCAAGTAAATCCGTCAATGGTGTACTGATAGTTAGGCAGATCATAAACCGTACTGCCTTCGATGTACTTATCTGGGTAGTCGAACCAGTTTGTTAGAAACGGTTCACCTTCTTTTGGAATGACAAGGTATCTCATCGCTCAGAGTTTTTGTCGCACAAGTCTTTAGCCTGGGTAATCAGTTGCCGTAAACTGAAAGCAACGATCTTTCCTTTCTTGGAAGTGAACATGGTCCAGACTGATGAGTCCAGGAAATGAACTTGCAATTGTTGTGCAAGATTACGGAACCTATCAGCATCGGAACCAAAGGCCAACCTCTCGTCAGCCTCCTCCTTCTCCAGTTTCAATCTCTCCTCTTCTTGAACACGCTTGGTCTCGGCCAACCTTTCAGCGTGAGCATTACGGTGGACTGTCTCAAGTCTTTCAAAGTCTGAATCAGACATTTCGGCTAAGTCCTCCATAGAGGAGAATGAATCAGTGAACCCATATCCCATAAGGATATGCTCGCGTTTCAACCGTAGTTCAATGATCATTTTATTTCTGGCCTCCACGGCCTTGCGCTTCTCTTCTTCAATCTTCCGGTTGGCAGCGTCAATCTTGTCCTGAGCCTCTTTTTGTTTCCGTGCCGTTTCCGCCTGCTCTTTTTTAATTTTTTCGAGCCGGATAGCCTCACGTTGTAGTTCGTTTTGTTTTTTAATGAACTCATCTTGCTCTTTCTGCTTTTGTTCGGCTTCCAATCGCATCTTTGCGGCCCTGGCATCCAGAACGATCTGGTATTCGGCAGTAGCCTCTTTCAAATGATCTTCAAACTGTTCATCTGTCATACCCATCAAAGCGGTGATGTCGGTGCCCGCCTCCACAGCATTGAGGCGGTCTACCATTGTCTGTATTCGCTGTTTCTCTTTCCGGTCGGCCTCCTCTTTTGCCTTGCGCTTATCTTCGATGATACCATCCTCAATTGTCTCAAGCGCTTTCTCCGTGGGCTCGATCTCGGCAATTAGTTCGTCCTCTCTGGCGATGACGGCTTTTTGAAACGCTACGGCACTCGTGCGTAATGACTTTCCGAAGTTGGTTATCTCAGTACGTTTCTTTTTAAGGGTTTGCCTGGCAACATAGATTACCTTTAAATCAGCATCCTTGCCCTGTGCTATCAGGTCGGTATATTTTCCGGCCATCTCTCTGAGTGATTCTTTTGAGATGGTGAACTGCTGCAATTTAGTTTCAATAAATCGTTCGTCATCGGTGAGAACTTTTGGGGTTAGTGTAGAGGGGGCTTCTGTTGTCATGGATTATTGGTTTTGTAAAGTAATAAATATTCAACTTCTTTCTGGTAGACCTCGGCCATCATATCAACTTCTACCTTTCCTAACTTGGAAATTTGCCTGCTGGCCACTTGCATTCTATCCCACGTTCCAACACCGTAGCGCTTGTCCATTTCTTCTTTGTAAACTTCCCTCATTCCGCCCTCAAAACCGTTACATTTTTTGCATTGAAGGTGATTATTTTGCTCGTTATACTTTACTCCTTTGTGCTGACGACCAATTCCATGGCCGCAATCGGCTTTAGTCCAATGAACAGGACGTTTGCAGGTAAAGCACTTTCCGATACCGTCCTTATCGGAATCTCGTAGCCGGATATACTTACTGAAGACTGGCCAGAGAACGAGTTCATCGTATGCTGTCTTTTTTGCAATTCTACCAGGTAATTTGGTGTCTGGTTTAGACTGTTGGCAAAATCTGCAAATTGGTTCATCAAAATCGTTTATCCTTTTGCATGTGCAAATCCATCGGCTTTCTTTTTTCTTTATCCATCCCATAAGTTTTCAAAAAAAGGGGCTGGCCGTTAAACCAGCCCCGCATCGCATCATATCGGGCTTCTCTTCGGGGAACGTTGCAACTTAGCGCCAGAATCGCCCACGTTCAAACCTCCTGACCATGCCCACCCTAATAGCGAGTCGCCCTTCTTTAAGGGTTGCTTGGTAGGCTTTACTCTGGGTACTGCTGCTCACTTCGCCAGACCGGGTTCCTCGCGCCTTTCGGGCACCGCCTACCAAACCGGACGGTATAATTTATATACCAAAGAACGTGTTGCCTTTCGGCATTTGGGATGGCCAGGCTCTATTAAAACCGGCCACCTTTGGTAGTTGTCGTCTGCGTTTATCAGCGTGATACCAGCCGCTTCAAATCAAGGTCGCAAACCACCCGCCAGTTGTTCCCTGAGCTACCTTCTGGACTCATTTCCCGGATACAGTCTAATAGCCTATTTCATCATGCTATACCCTTGTTATGCTCAGACTGAAATATTAGTATATTCGTTCACACGGTTATTAGGTTCCGCGTGGAAATTAATTCAGTACCAAGTTGCCTTCTTTTCCGCTAAAGATCAAGTCATTTTCCTCACGGACATTTACTTCTGTTCTGGTCAAAAAGTGGTGCCCTGCTATTGCCCAATGGATGTAGTTTTCGTTTGAGCACTGTATAAGCGACTTTTTAACCACAGAGCTTCCATTAGCCTGTAAAAGACCTCCTCTCTCGCATAAAGGGCACTTCAACCGTTCCATACCACAAAATTAAACTAATTGACATAAAAACAAACATTGTTAGTGATTTTAGTATGTTAGTATATTTGGTTTTCTACCTCTATTAGTTCAGATTCAAGGATGGTGGCCATGGTTTCACCGTACTCATAGTCAACTGGGCGGAAGTGCCGCACGTCAAAGGTGCATTCGTATATCCCGTTGGTGTAGAGTCTGGGGACATTCACGATCTCCACAAGCCTGATGCCGGTGGTATTGTCAGGGTAAGTTACCACATCCCTAACGGTGTATATTTCATCTTTCACCGGGAGAATTTCCCCTTGGTAATTTGGCAGGAGTTTGAATTGGCTCCAGTCATGGATGGAGACAACTTTTTTGTTTAGGTTACTGACGGTCATGGTAGTTATAGATTATTCCTAAAATGATTAAGATCAGGTAGATGACTATTGGCACCCAAACAGGGGCCGTTATTCCCCTTATTTCCCTCGCCTTCCGATTGTACCAGTACAGTCGTAGCCACTTTTTCATAAGGTGAAGTTACTAAAATCATATCAATGGGTCTCCTTTCGCGGTCAGTATTACCCTTTCAGTGGTTAGTTCAAGGCTGGCCGATAGGTTCTTGATTTGTTCGTTCTTTCTTTTAATCATGTCTTGCAACCACAGAATATGAGCTTCTTTTGGCATATTCCCGGTGCCCATACATTGCTTGCAGCCATTACCCGTGCATTCGGGACACATTGAACTGGTGTCGTCTAGGTGCTTCATACGGTTTCCATTTGTTTGACTTTCTCCTGAAAATGAGTTTCGTTCGGATACATTGGGAATAGGTTTAGTTGATTCGGGTCCGGTGGAGGTGGTGGCGCTTTCGGGTTATCAGGGTCATTTGGGTCTCCATCATTACCCCAGTCCCACTTCACGAAATTGGTGCATGTTGGTTTACCATCCACATAAACCCATTCTTTAGGATATTCCGGATCGGGAGGGTAGAAGCACATGGCCGCAAGATTTATGTCGCAGTTCTTCTGTTTGAAATCATCAGATAGTGGCGCCTGGTGGATACACTGATCACAAAACTCTTCCTGAAACCACATTCCCTCGGTACCATTCGATGGCCGATAGGATTTCTCACACTGGCAGCCCCCAGAACAATTCCGTTTACACTCCATGGAGTACGTACTACACCTGCCCATTTGGCTTTCCTGTAATCAGCCTATCCATAAAGTCAACAACCTCCTGTACTGTCATCTGGGAGAATGCGGCCATCTCATTATCAGGAATTATTACCTCAAACTCATGCTCCAATCCCATTCCCAGCTCAACGATGTCCAGGGAGTCCATATTCAGGTCATTTTTGAGATGCTGGTCTGGTCTAGGCTTCACCCCCATTTTCTCTTCCATGAGGTCTGAGATGGTGGACATGATGTAATTACGAGCTTGTGACATATTCGATTGTGTTTAAAGTTTTTTCCATACTGCTGAGTTGGCCATGTGGGCTTTGGGGTTTTTGACCTTCGATGTGCCAGCGCTCTCTATAAGCCCAAGTTTAAGCGCTCTCTTAGGCAGGAACCCAAAGGCCCTAAGACTTGGTGGGTCGGGCACACCATGGGTAGAATTCCTAAAGTCTTCGATCTGGAATGTCTCACCGACTACCATTCGCCCGAGGTACCGTTCGAAAGCCAGCCATGCCAACAGACTCCAGTCATCAACCTTCCTTTCGGCATGGGCCACAGCCCTTGCGATTCCTTCATCCCGGAGAGCCCTGCCTGAAAAGTCGAATTCAGTCTGAGCAATCATCCTCAAAATGGAATGTCACTTACGTCAATATCCTTCTTATCGCTTGGATAGTCAGACGGTGTTGTTTTGTCTGGCAACCAAACCTCAGCTTTCTCCACCGTCCTTTCCGGCCACGACTGTTCTTTAGCCACTGGCGTCTCCTTCTTAGGAAAGTCAGGCCGTTTCTGTTCGTCCCACTGAATCTTCCATGCCTTCACATTCGTAAACCACTTGCCTTGATACTCGCGTGAATCCAACTCCAGAAAAGCTGTTACCGTCATTCCAGCAACCAAGTCGTACTTATCAATGTTCTCTTGCCCCCACAGCGTAATGCACACCTTTTTCGGGTACTTGTCGCCTGTCTCCAGAATGAAATCCTGCTTGGCCCACTGACCCTTTGAAGAGATGCCAATCACAACATCCATGACCTGAATTACCTTGCCTTTTATCTCCATAGTTACCTCGTTACCTTGACATCCAGATATGTCTTATGCACTCCACCTCCACCATAGAAATCCGTAATCTCGGGGTCAATATTCTTAAAGTCAACCAAGTCCTGAGTACAATACCGTAAAACCAAGTAGTTTTCCGAATCTACCACAAGAAAGATGGTAATCTGAGAGTCCGGGGTTTCCTCCACATCACGCTTTACACTAACCTCATACCGGGTACCCTCAACATCGTAATACCCATGGCCTAAAGCCACCAACCTACCCCCAACACGAATCAATGTGAACTTACCCGTAACATCACCAGAAATCAACCAGTCGCCCGTCAACGATGTGCGACCAACATCAGGCACAACATTCTCATCTGAAGAAGTGCAACCAACCATCACCAAGACAATAAAAAGTAGCTTTCTCATATAAATTAAATTTTAAGTGACTAAACATTATAAACCCCAGTTACCGACCAATCATCTCAACCCAAACGTGCCAAACACTCTTATCCCCATTTACCCATACCGTAATCCCACCGGCCTTATCCTGCTTTACCTTCGCAGTGTTATAACTTACTCCAATCCTATCGCACAATCCCTTCAACGTCCGGCTCTTCTCAATACCACCAATCACAGGCTTTACAGCACTCTCAGTCTGCCCAACAAACCTCCCAAACCATATTTTTACCTCTTTGCCTTTACCCATATTTTAGCCATTTGTATCTCAACCCGAGTCAAAAGTATATTACTTATACTTTATAAGCAAGAAAAGTATAGAATATTTACAAACTTTTTACACAAACGGCTGTATGAGTACATTTCTGGGGTATCCCCATATAAAAGGGGGCCGGTCCGAACGCTCCCCGAACTGATCTGGCTGACCGGGTGGCCTCGAAATCGCGTCCAAGCATATTTTTTTGTGGGTTTCCGCTCATTTTATTGCATCGAGCGAAGCTAAATAGCGTTTATTTCTCATTTTATGCCCTAATATGCAATAAGTGTTACTGGAGGCTCTATTCACTGATTTCAATAGCTAATTCCATAGTGGATCGAAGGCCATTGTGCAATCCTGCACAGTGAATGTGCCAAATCAGGCCGAAAACTGCATGTGTGTGTGTAATAACACGGTGGTTTCGCTCTCTTATTTAGAATTATTCTACTCTATGTGTGTTGTTTTTTAAAATCGTTGAATTTGGCTTGATTTATGGGTTTTGTGGTGTTAATTAGATTGATTCTAAATAGTTGGAGTTTTATTTAGAATGATTCTGAATAAGGAAAATGCGCTGTTTTTTTTGTCGGTAAATTGGGTAACAGGGGTAAAGCCTGGTTTTATCCCTCTCCTTTCTCTCCCTCCCTTCGGGGGTCTCACCTCTCACCGCTGCCATGTCCGGGCGAACCGTTGAAATAAAATGTTAGATATTTTAGCAGAAATATATTGCTTCATATTCCTAATATATATACATTTAGGCAATAATTGATAAAACAAACAAAAAAACCATGAAAAACACAGATTTAAACTCTCTACAATCAAAAGAAAGGATCAGCGCAAGACTTCACGCTATCCTTGTCGCTATCATCATTGGAGCACTGCTCTTCGCTCTCGCGTCCTGCTCTCCGCCTCCGGCTAACTGCAAAGCAAAGGTAAAAGCTATCAAAGCCTCAATCCGTCATAATTCATTCATTAAACGCTAATTAGCCATGAAAACAATCAAAACAACGCACATTGACACAGGTGGACACGGCTATTTGTCCGTTGCCAAGTCTGACTTCCTCCTCGTTTGCACTCCTGACCAAATATCAGGTTATTCAGGACACAACCTGAACCGGGTCTACTTGGAGGAGGATGAAGACGCTACAACGTTTATGAATGCTGCCGAGGCCAAAGGAATTGAAGTAGCAACCAAATCTAGCTACAATCTCAAGTTCAACATTCATCACGGCTATAAGCCTGAACTATTCAACTGGAAGCCAATTGTAGGTGAGAAGGTGAAATTGCACGATGGAGGATTCTATACCATTATCGAAGTGAACGATAAGAAAATGATCATTGCCGCATACGGCAAACGCTATGGCATTTCCCTCTCCAATCCCTTCCAATACATTCTTGGAACAGTAACAGCCGAACCGGAACCAGATAAGGCCATCGTAATGAAATGGGCAACCGATAAAATCAGTGACCTGATAGTACTGGCCAATTCAGATAATACAACTGAAGCAGTGATAGCACAGGGCAAGTACGATAAGATTCTCACCCTTTCACCCGATGAGTTTTACAAGCAGGCATTGGCAGCCTATAAGTCTGAAATTCTAACCCAGTCAGTATGAGCACACAAATAAAAGTTACAGGTAATAAGCTAGTGAGGATTACAGAAAATGACATTAAAGTTGGTTTACATCGAATACTTAAAGATGGAAACACTTTTCTACAAGCCTCTGGAGTCCTCACCCCTATTGTTTGGAATAACATAATAGGGGCAAACTTTGATGACAAGGAGCAACATTCTGAATACTGCAAAAGAATGAATGTTACAAGCGGTCAGTATTCATTTGTATCCGAGCACAATGCTTACCAAGCTAAACCATTCACGGAAATTGATAGCTGCACAATAAAGGTTAACTGAAGAGGCTTAAAGAATTAGCCGAAACCGGACTGAACATCCGGTATTAACCAAAAAAAACCAAGATTATGGGAGAATATGTAAAAATCAACGGTGAACAGGTCAAAATTGGAACCTGTGAAAGCCTGTACTACACAACGGCAAAGCAATTTAAAGCTGCATTGCCCAGCATGACGAGCGAAGGATCAATGAAGCCTTCCGAATATCTGACTTGCGGTGAGTTTCGCTTCAGATTCCCTTTCCCTGACGAGGATAACATAGAAATAGGCAACCACCAGGAATTCAATCGGGGTTACCTAGTTCACCTCAACCGCAGGGATCCGGACGTTGAAGCCCTATTCCCTAAGGCTGACCAAGAATGGCCAGTAATGACCGGGCGATTAACTTCCTCCACTCAGGGCCATTTGTCCGCATACGCTGAAGCTAAAAACCCAAATATCGGGGGTGAGACTGTTCACATTGAGATAGTGGCACAGAAGGCAATGAAGAATGGGACATTGGCCGTTGTATGGCGTGATCCTTACTCAGGCAATATGTGTAGGATTGAAAGCCCTGAAGAAGCTATTACACTCGCTCGCGCGATACTTCACACAGTAAACCCTAAGTATGGATCAAAAGAGCAAATTGAATTCATAATGGAACTTTGCAGGAGAATTACGGAAGGCTACGGGGTGACGTTTGATAACCCTGCACCTGAATTGATTGAAGAGGTTAAAGTTGATTAGGGCGTGTGAACCGTGCGGCTATCCTTTCGGGGATAGCGTTCAAAAAACCAACAAATTTATGAAAGGATCAAAAAGACAGTATGTAATTCAGACCAGTACCGGACGGACTGTTACTGAATTTCTGCAACCGTCCATTAATGAAATAATCAACAACACCGAAGACGAGGTTTATTTCGCTCTTCAGGATGAAATTGATTTAGTGCTGGATTTACGGAAAGAAGAATCAATGTACTTTCAGCCTAACCGTGACAACAACAATTCGAAAGGGATTATCACAAGAGTAAAGTAAAAACCTATGACAATTCAACCAGCAACCAAGGCCGACAAAGGTAAGACCTGTGTATGCGGCCATGTCATCTGGGTTATACGGGGGCAAGCCTCTTGCAACTGTTCTAACCCTCGCGTATGGAAAGCCAACGTTAGCTACCATGCTAATCCTATTCTCTTAACCCTAACCAACTCAGACCGATGAAAACTTACGAAATAAAAATTAGCGGATCAGGCACTAAAAACCAGATTGAAATTGCATTAATGCAAGTCATTCAGGAATTACAATTCTCAACTGAACAGGAAATTGAGGATAAGACTATTGAGGATGCGACTTTATTAACTGAAATAACCGAAAACTAAGGACCAATGACACACAAAGAAAAACTAGCCAAAGTAAAGGCCTCCACTCCCGGTATATCCGACAAGGAAGCTAAAGAGCAAGTCAAAATCGTGGACTGGCTCACGAAATGGGATCACGTACTCCGGCAGGCTCACATAAACTACCAGATTGAAACTAAGGACAACCAAGAGTATATGGAGTTCTGCATAGGACTGTACCACAACGACAAAAACTTCGTGAAGGACTACTCCAAAATGCTCAGTCGCTCAAATTGAAACTACTGAAATCAATTTCAACTATCTCAAAGGGCTCCTCTTTAACGGGGGGCTCTTTTTTTGGCTCCTCAAATCCAAATACCTTCCTGGCCACCTCTTCAACCTCCTCCTTTGTCGGAAGATTGACGGGCGAACTATTCTCCTGGCCCACAGGAGGAGGGAACAGCTCCTTAAACTCCTTGCCGGTTGCCTGCATTATCTTCTCGTAATCTGATTTCTTTAGGCTATCGTTCCTAACTCGGTAGGTGAACGTAGTGTACTTTAAACCTAATTCTTTGGAGATAAACTCATTTGGATCAAGCCCAGCAGCCTTTAAAGCCTTGGTAATCACCTTAACATTGTTAATCATATCAACAAAACTAACGGTTAAACTATTTAGTATGTTAAAAATACTAACAAATAGTTTGCATATATTCCGAATAGCGTTAGATTTGTGTAACAAAAAACCAAATTTACTCTCTATGAATTACGCAGTAACATTTACTAACGGATATGGGCAAGTGTCCATTTCCGTTGAGGCTGACAGCCAGGAGGAGGCTATCAGGCAAGCGATCGACAAAAGGTGGGTAAACTCATTCAGCAGTGTATCCGCTTCCCTCATGCTCGAAGGAAAGAGCCGGGCAGAGGTGTTTAATCAACTGGAGCAAGCTAAAGCCCTGTTTGTATGAGCCATATCAAACTCCCCCGCTACATCGTGGAGCGAAAAGGGGTAATCTATATTATCTGGGATACTCTGGAGCACGAAGAAACAGGCTTTGAATTCTCCACTAAGGAGGAGGCGAGCGAGAAGTGTCAAAAAATTAACAACATCTAAAAAACATGGTTTTCCCCTCTTGGCCTCTCACGGGGTCAGGAGGTTTTTTTAACTTTAAAATTTATGGTCTATCAAACGCAAATGGTTGATCTCCTTGAACAAATCGAGGCTGATGAGCGCAAAGCAGTTCGCGAACTTTGGAAGGCTAATCAAGGCGGGTGGGGTGAAATGATAACCCACTGGACAGCCAAACGAAACGCCTATCGGAAGTACAGAAAGAAAATTGAAAAACTTTTTAATAAACAATAAAATGAACGAATTCGACCTACCAAGAGTAAAGAAGCTGGTTGATACTAACCAGATTCTATCCCGCACCTTCGAGCGGACCACAAAGAAATGGAACCGAGGCGAAGCCAGCTATCGGGCTATCTTCAATGCCCTGATCAAGAACGATAAGACTTTCCTGGCTCTTTACGAGCAAACTGTATGAGTATTACTAAAATAATCCGAACAGTATCATCAGTGCTTCAGGGTAAGCGCTACGTATCTGACTTAAAAATGGTTAATGGATCCCTGTGGTGGGGGCAAGAGGGGTACACGGTTCATTCATTCGAACCAATCAAATCAACTACCGCCATAGGCTCAGTTAACTCAGCCTCCGCCAAAATATACTTCCCTACCAAAATAGAGAAAGTTGGCGATCCGGTTATGTACCGGGCTCAAGTAAAACTACATGAAATTATGCTTGCCAACCAACTGGAAGGGTGGGTGAACAAAATAAACGATCATCCATTTGTATGACAGTCAGAGAGTGCATTAAATACTACCAGGAGAACATCTGCACAAGCAAAAGTTCTACCGACCGATATGATGCCTTAATCCGTAAGTTTCCAGAACTTATAGAAATTGAACTGGCCGACTTGCAGCCGTCTGACATCGTAAAGGCACTTAGGGCAGAGACTAATCTACAGGATAGCACTAAACACCTGTACTACGTCTCCCTTAAATCTGCCATTTACAGAGCCATAAAAGATCATACACTGAAAATACAAATAGATTTAGCTGGGTTGTTCAAAAATAAAACAAGTAACAATGGGGTAGTTAAATACCTGCTACTGGATGATGTTAAAAAGTTGCTATCCTACCCTATCCCAAACAACAAGCCAACCAAGAAAAGAGCCAGGGATTTATTTATATTGATGTGCCTGAGTGGAATGGCCATTAGTGATGCTGAGAAATTTAATCCAGCCACTCAGGTAACAACAGATCCAAACGGTAAGCAGTGGTTCGAGTACCGCAGAACTAAAAATGGTAATCCATGTCAAATCCCCGTCACTGATGATGCTAAAGAAATTATTGAACGCTACAATGGAAGTTGGCCGCTTGGTAAACTAATCGGGAGCAGAAGAACATTCCATAACCACTGCATTTGGATTGGTGAGGTACTAGGCAAACACGTTAGCAGCCACACCGCCAGGCATACAATGGGCTGCATATTCCTTGAGTTTGGATTCTCATTGGAGAGCGTGTCAAATTTCTTGGGACATACCAATACTGTTATAACCGGTCGGGTTTATGCACAAGTGACTAAGCAGAAAATAGAACGCGAGATGGATAGAATTGATAAGTCCGTAATGTCATTGAAAGTACGATAAACGGTTGCGGGTTTATGGAGATACCGACTTTAACCACCGATTGTTTGTAACAGGGAAGCACGATGGGCGGCATATAACCAGTAACCGATTATTAAAAAACTGGAATTGAATGCTGGTATGTTTCAGTTTTGGAGTTCGTTAAATGGTATTTACAAAACTTAATAAAAAAGAGCATTATTAACACAAAATGAAATTATATCTACTATCTACCCAAGGGCTTGGCGACTTCTATTTAGTTGCTAAAAGCCCAAATGATGCCGAAGCAAAATTGAAAGGACTACTTGATTTGGCGGACTACGGATTTAGCGACAAACGCAAAGTTGACAATATCAAATTACTTGCTGAGGAACTTGGTGAATTTCCAGAAGCCAAGCCCTTCTTCTCAAGTGGTAATAGATTGATACTCCCCAGCACTTGCCGTTAACGATATAAATTAACAACAATGAGAAACAAAAAAGCAGCCCTTTTAGCGGGAATACTTGCCGCTGCAATGGCAGAAAACCAAGACCCAACAATAATGAAGTTTGGAAACCCCTATGAAGGATTACCAGACTTGGTGTATAGCGGCAATAAAACAACGCACCACAGAAAAACACCCATGACACAGACTAACCTATGAAAAACAATTAAACAAATACAATTATGAAAAAGACAGGAATTAAAAAAGTGCTGGGCAGAGAGCCACACGATGTAAGAAATTATTACAACAGAACCGGGCGAAGAGATAAGGACGGCAAACCAGTTTTTGAAGTCTTGACAATGTTGGATTTTACCAGCCCTCCTATGAAAAGCAAAACTTAGACGCGCCTTTTATGGAATATATTTACTTGTTATATGCTGAGGCTTTGGTTTGCGCCAGAGCCTTGCACCAAATTTGGAGTAACAAAGAAGGCGGGAAAGATATTTCACCTGAAGATGTTGGGAGAACAGCAATAATTGAAGGAAGTTATGCTGACAAGGGCAAAACTGGGGCAAACACAGTTGTTATAAGCTGGCCGGATGAACTGATGAACGAACTTAAAATAGATGAACTGAATTTTTGTATTAAATGCCGAAGGGCGGAAACTTTTAAACCAAAATTAAAATGTGTCAATGCATCAATGTTGAAATCCAATCTTACTCAAATCAAACATTTATAGAATACCCAGATTGGTTTAAATCAGAAAAGACAATTCGAGGAGCTGGAATAGATAACTGTTTGGTTCCAGAAATACTTAGCCTTTGGGATAGGGGTATTCAAACAGTTGAATCATGCTGTGGTCATAACAAAGAAAATGGTTATATCTCTGTTTTAAATGAACACTCTGATAAAATGATTGCTTTAGGTTATCAGTATTATCGAAGCAATTTTAGGAACGAATCTGGATGGGATGAAAATGGCTTTAGAGAAGACACATTTGTACCAAAATCAGTTTCACCAGTGCGGCTGGGGCATTTAATACAAGGTACCCTTCCACTGAACTACATTTCGAAGTGCTCACTAAGCCAATTGTTTAAAGCGCCTTGTTATGTGTCAGTGCGTGAGCGTTGGGCTTGCGCACCGGAAGCATTGCACACAACGCACTGTAAATATATTCTCGGTTTTAAGCGCGACCACTAAATTAAGTAACACTTTAAAATAACAATAACATGGCAAAGACAAAAAAGACAGAATACCAAGTGACAGTAGGTTACAAGGCAGTAGTATGTTTCACCATCAAAGCCGAGGATGCCGAAGCAGCAAAGCAAACCGTTTTGGCAATAGTTAAAGAGCAAGGCATTTATGAAGGTGAACTTCAAGATGAAACATACGGAGCCGATGGAATCCTAAATATGGATACCACTTGGAACATGGTAAATGGCTAAATACCGATGAACTCAGACGCGCTTAAAACTGGAATATATTGGCTTGTTAGTGGCACGTGCGAGCACCTTAATTTCAAATGCTTGCACACGCTTCCGCGAGCATTGCCGCTAACGCTCTCTGTGTTTGTGAGCGGTTTTGCTCCACACGCAAGACTAAGGCAAAACTGGCACAAACACAGTTGTTATAAACTGTGCCCGACTTGACAGATAAATTGAACTATGAAAAACTACAGTATCCACATTTTTTAAACCAAAAAAGCGTATGATGATTCCTTGGCCAGCACCGAAAGAACTTCCAACCTATAAATCCTATAAAGCTGAGAAGTTCCATAAAACGCTTGAGCGAATGAGAGCTTTAGTTAGAAGTGTAAATGATTCTTCTTTGAATGATGTAGATAGAAGAAAATTATTTCAGCAGATGAGAGAAATTATACAATAGCTTTTTTGGTTTAAAAAATGTTGCACACACTGCGCTATGAAACTTAAATTGAAACACAAATGAAAAATACAAAGACAAAAGTTGCTACGAAGAACAAAACTAAGGCATTGAATAAAGCACTTGTTATGCCTTCGTTGCCACGCACAGAAGCTGATATAGAGAAAGAAATAAACCGTTTAATAAATGATGACAGCAATTTCATAAGTGATAATTATGGAAGTGAAGCTGCTGACAATGGAGAATACGAGGTTTATTTCTCTAAATATTCAACCGAAGAAACGCTGAAAAGATTTGCAAAATGG